ACTTGCACTTGGTCTTGTAAATGTCATTATTGCTCCCTGACTATCTATACCCCAATTCCCAAGTGTTCCACCAACTTCTAGTTTGTTAGTCGGACTCGTCGTCCCGATGCCGACGTTGCCGCCATTTTGAATTACCAATTTAGCTGCACTTAAAGAATGAGTTGGACTAATTATAAATTGATTTGATGCTACACCTGCATCGTAAGGAGAACCAATAACCCAATCATCAGTTCCAGCAGTAGAAAATCTCATTGTTGCTGAACGCACATTTGAGTTTCTATCTATCTGAATAGCTGGAAAACCAGTAGAACCAGTCGTTTCAGCTTTAATTAAAATTTCCTCTGACCCAGTTCCAGTAGAAGAAACAGTCAATTTCTTCCCCGGTGCCGTCGTCCCGATGCCGACTTTGCCAGTACTTGTAATTCTCATATTTTCATCAAATGAAGCACCTGCAGAATCCCTAGAACTAAATATAGTATCGGCCACACCTCCACTACCTGTTCTTAGAAACTTTATTTGAGCAGATGGCAATGATGAATTATAAGAAGCTGTACTACCCCAGAAATTTATAGCAGAAGCAGTTGTACCATCAACAGCAGTATTATCGTGAAGTAAAATATCAACCCGACCATCTTTTTGTATTTCAAGTTCTTCTTCGGGCCCCGTCGTCCCGATGCCGACGTTTGTTCCATCAGTGTATATAGGACTATTAACTAATGTAGTTGCGGATTTATAAGGCAAATAACCTGTAGTAAGGTTAGTCGGAGTTATACCAGCAAATGTAGGACTACTTGTAGTTGCAATGTTTTGTATTGTATTTAAAAGATTGCTAGTTATCTTTAAGTTTGTTGTATTATAACCTAAACTTAATGTTCTGTTTGAAGTTAAATCTCCGCCCCCAGTCAATGGGTAGGTCGTTGAGATACTTCTGTCAGCTCTTACGGCGTGAGTAGTTCCGCTTGCTTGTACACCTAGTATTAAATTAAGTCCATTAAATGTTAGTCCAGGGTTAGTATCAAATGTATAGTTAGTTCCATTCCATATTGCAATACCAGTATCATTAAGAGTATTATCTCTTAATGCTAATGCTTTAGTATTATCCGTTGTTATAATTTCATATGTAGATGTATTGTCTGGAACAGTTGTCCATGCAATAGATACAGTTGCAACTTTAGTACTTCCAACGTAGTCAGTAATAGTTCTTTTCTGTCCGTAACCAGTTCCACTTGTTATTTTTATTATTTTATTATTATATATATCATTTACAGAACTTGCAGTAGCCCCAAGAGTAATAGTAGATGCCGCGCCCGCCCCTGCCGTGCCTTCTTCAGTAACCAGTTCTCCATATCTACCTGTATCGTCGGATTCTCTATGAATCAATGCATAGTTAGAAAGAGTTCCTCTATCGAATACCATACCTGCGTAACCGGCTGTAATACCATCTCCAGTTTCACCTTGATTCAATAGTATAATATTATCTGTAACTTCAACTGTTTCAGCATTAGTAATATAGTGACTACCACTTTGTGTTATATTGCCACCTATTGTAAGATTACCTCCAATAGATATTGATTCTGGAAGTTGATGAAAATGGTCAGCTCTAGAATATTCAAGAGCACTACCACTTCCTCCTGGAAGATTACTTACTCTTTCTGAAACTATATTAGATGGAGGTATTGAACTTGCTACAAAATCTCCGAAGAGAGCTGTGGTTCCATATACTTCTAAATTTTCTTGTACTGTTAAATTCTTAGTGCTTAGTGTGACGGTATTTACTATAATGCCATCTTTAGTTGCTTTTATATATTCATCAGGATTAGAATATATTAATATACCATCATCATTAATTTGTGTAGTTTTATATGTTCTTGTAAAATTAAAGTCGTCGAAATAAATACCAAGTCTAAAGTTAGTAGTTCCAGTCTCTCCATCCCATGTGCCACTGTATCCACAATTGCCAGTTACAACAAATTTTATATGTGTAATATTATTAACACCATCTGGTATTCCAGATATTATACTATATCTTGTAAATGCCGTATCTCTGCCTATTACTATGCCAGATATTTTCTTTATTTCTATATAATTTATTCCATTAACAGAATATAATATTTGCATATCAATTGTAGTAGAACCATTGGGAACTTTCCCAGTTGCACCACTTAATTCTCTTGCAGCTGCGTAGAATCCTAAGTTAATAGTTGATTTATCATCTAATGTAGTTATTGGAATAATCTTGGTTAAAGAACCACTAAAACTGTTATTGCCATTATATTCACCAACCGCTTCTATTAATACTGATTTAGTTCCACTGTTAAATAGGGTAGTAGATATATAGGTAATACTATTGGCACCTTCTATAAATACCCAGTCAACATCATCTGATTCAAACCCAGCATTAGTTAAAGGAACATCTGTTCCAACTAATGATGTAAATGCTATATTTCCTATTTCAACTGACTTGTTATTATTGGCAGTTTTAAAATATAGTGACTCAGCACCATCTGTTGATTCTAGGAAAAGATTATTCTTATATATATTTGATGCATTTACAGACCACCCACCTAAATTAGCATTAGAGCTAGATAGAATCATATCATAAAATTCGGCGTTATCTCCTTCTATTTTCCATCTTGGTCCAGTACCACTAGCCCATGTTGCGCTTTGAAGTAATCCGGCGCCAGACCCATCACCAACGGTTAATGAATGTGCTATTGTAGCATCTCTAACAAATAGTACATCTGTTATTTGCGTCCATTCATAATCTGCTTGATTAGTAGTCCACGATGTAGTTTCTTTATTATAGGCAACACCCATATACTCCGTGTCTGTTGTAGGAGCATCGGTAATATCAGTGATAGTTACACCGCCATCTATAGAAACGCCATATACTATCCAAGTATATTGTATCGGACCATCTTCGACTAGCGTTAACCAAGAAGCTCCATCATATACATATGACATCCTATCTACTGTATTATAATAGTACCAGTTTTCTACAGGACCAATAGGAGGATTAGCAAGCTTGCCTTTAAAAATAAGAGGTCTTCCCTTAACTACTTTCTCTATATTAAATGTAGTTTCATTAAGAAAGTCTCCATTATCACCTGTTATATGCATAGTAAAATGCATACTATCAGAAGTAAAAGCATTACCAGTAAGAACTACAGAATTATATGATCCATTGAAAGGAACAAATGTAGGGTTGCATTCAGATATGCCATCTATCGTCATAGTAATAGGTAGTATAGTAGTTCCTTTAATAAAGTCTATTTGTATTATTCTATCAGTATCATCTATAGGGTATCCGTCGGCATCACATACTATTGATAAAGTGGCTGGTTTTATGAATAAAGAATATGCACTATTACCAGATTTATTTTTAGAAACAGAAAATACCTTACTTATTGCAATTCCATTATATGTAGCAGTAAATGTAATAGATGAAGTATCTGCAGTTAAAATATCTACCGTAGCAGTTCTCCCAGTATAGGTAAATTCGCCAGCCCCTGCTGTATTATCCTCTACAACTCCAATTTCATCTCTATTATAAGTAATAGCCCAAGAAGTTAATATATCATCAGATATATCTAAAATGCCCCTATACAAACTTCCATTACTTATTGCTCCAGAATAAGATGTTGGATTACCATCTTCGTCACACGGTATCGCGTGAAGTTGATTATCTAAATTAATATTTAGAGCATCAGAACCTTCTACTAGCTTAGGTGCACTAATAGTTTCTGTCATATGATTATAGGCACTTTCCCAATCACCTTTTTGGTGATATGTAACAGTAACAATAATATCAGTAAAAGTATTATCAGTTAATTCTGTAATTGGTACATATATAACATCTGTTTGAATAGCTTCACTATCTTTAGTTATTGGTATAGTGCATGCAAGGTCGCTAAAAAAATCTAAATCATTTGCATTACTATCTATAACACTCCATGACGTATTACCATATAAATGTATTTTATCTAGCTTATATTTTAAAATTTCAGGAGTTTGTGGCACCCCATCTGGAGTCGCATATATTAAATTGTCACCTGTAAGCTGAAATATTTTAGCAGAAGTAGAATCTACAGTCTTTATAAGACCAACATAACCATTACTCATACTATATCCTTAAATTTAATTTCGCCTCTAACAGTTTTAATATCCTTTGTAGAAGATGTTTTTGGCATTGTTGCAGTACTACATCCTACCCAAAAACCAATTTGTTTATTGACAGGTATGGCGCCGATCCTAACTCTATACTTTGGCTTAGATGATGATTCTGCATGTATATCAGGCACAACATCAACTATAAACCATTCAGTTGAATTATCTGGATATGTAGATTGGGTTCCACTATATGTAAAATCTTTAATTTGCATAAATATTATGTAGCTTTTATTTTTGAGAAATTGTTTCTTTGTAACATTTTTAATTGTACCATCTGCATGCATATGGTCATTAATATCATTATGATTCCACATATTATCAAATTCTAAGTCTATATAACCCATATCATTCCAATCGCCAGCATTGTCTAGATCTGAATATTCATCTAGGTTAATACTATAATATTTTAGATTGGTGACAGATGGTATTTCTTCATATTCATCACTAATACCATTAAATTCATAACCATAACCATCTGAGTTAAATAGATATAGTTGATTTGATGGATAGAATAGTATCTCGCATTCATCTCCAAAAATAGTTGTCCCGGCATCATCAGTAAGAGATAATTGAATAGTTTGACTAGTATTGGATACTATCCTCATTGGATTAACTGTAGTATAAACTCCATTTTGTATAATAAGGCACTCCATACCAGACAATTCATTGGGATTCCATGCTTGTTCATCTGTTGCAGTAAATATCATACCACTGTCCAGAGAACCAATATATGCATCATTATCATAATAAACTGATGCTAATTCTTTATTGCTATCTATAAATTCTAATTTAAACTTATGAAAATATCCCACAGGATGTGCAGGTATATTATTCACAACAAAATTTTTTGTATTATATGGACCATTTAATCCTTGAAAAGAAAATGATTGCAATAATGAATATCTACTTGGTATGGAAATAGATTTTTTGCTAAGATCAGTTTCCTTTGAATATGAAGATATATATACATTAATAATACTTAATTCATTACTTGTATTTAAGTTTATTATATTAAATATTGCAGAAGAATTAGTTCTCTCTCTCCCATAGTCATCTACACTCTCACTAACATTTACACTAATAGAATTAATTATTGTATTATTTGAGTTAAATTTTGAATCATATCTAACTAATCCAATATATGCATCTTTATTAATCAAATTTTGCTCCTATCCAAAATGCAACATATTTATCAAACGGTATTGTCATAGTATAATGATTTTCTGTTGTAATATCAATAAATTGCCATTCGCCATACATTTCTGCAGAGGTTGGATTTGGAGATATATCAAAATCTAGGTTATTCGGTCTTCTATATTTGGGATGATAAGGACTATCGCTAACATATATATATATAACATAGTATTTAAAATATTGTTGTATAGTTTCTGGATAAAGCTTAATTTGATTATTTTTTATATCATACCATGTACTAGAAAATTTATTAGCAGTAAAGTCTGAGGTTTGTTTTACTTTTGTAATATCTCCCCATGACAAATTTACCTTTGGACTTGTCAGTAATTGGCTATTTTTATAGCCATATTTATTAATATCATTAGTATCAGATGTCTCTTCAATTGTTACATTTTGCATATCTAATAAATTATTTCTAAGATGTAGTCCTAGAACATCCATTTCTTGATATAATTTAACTTCATTATTAGCATATTCTGCTATCTCATTAGAATCACCAACAATTACAGCTACAAATGTGTAGGTATTAGGAGTTTTATCTAAACCTATTTTACCTTTATCTAAAACATAATTTTTAATGTGGTTATAATAAATTGTACTGTCTAACAAATATTCATCAGAAAGCTGTACATCTACTGCATTAGTGTATTTATATGGAAGTGCATATATTTTAATCAATCTACCTACACCATGAAGTATATTAACATTATTAATAACGGCACGGAATGATACGGTTTCTATCTTATTCACTATATCAAGTGGTGTAATATAAAATGATGGAATGTTTGTAAGGAGTAGATTATCTCCGGCCGACCATACAGATGATTTTATGGCAAATGGATCCTCTTTTGGTGGTACCTTTTTATCTAAAAGTATTTTACCATAATTTTTATTTGCCATATTATACCTGGTTTATATATGAGAAAATACCAGAAGATTTATATTTATCGATTGCATCAATTATATCTTGTTCATCATAAGAACCAACAACTTCAATATAGATACCGTCTTTGACTGCTATAGGATAGCCATCCAAATTGCCCAAGTCCGTGTAATTAGAGAATCTCTTAGATGTAGCCACAACAGTATTATTAACAAAATAATCACTAACTCCACCGCCTAATATATTCGTAAGAATAAATATTCCCTCATTATCCAATACACCAACTATTCGCTCACCACTATCCTTTGTTGCTCTAGTAATAACATCAAAATTTAATAAACTAGTAGATATAACAATCTTCTTAGTAATAGATTTTGTTATCATTCTATTAAGGTTTGAAAAATCTACATATGGCCTATGCACTACATGTATCTTTTTTAGTGCATTTAATACATCATCAACACCAATATTAATAAAATCAGATTGGTCCAATTTAACATTTTGATGATTAATAGATATTCTAAAATGTCTAAGTATATCTTTTATTCTAACTATTTTTGTGTTTGTGTCAAGCATTTTTATACCTCAACTATAATATCTACTAAAACTAATTTAGATACGTCTACAGGGGCTAATGGATTTAAGTCAATTTTTGTACCCAATGGAAGAAATGATAACAATGGGACTGCATCGTATGATGTTATTTCGAATGTTAACTTATCGCCAGTAACGTAAATTAAGCCTAACATATCATTTTTAGATGTGTATGCATCAAGAGCAACTACAGATTGCATGGGAAATTCCGGCACCTTAAACACAGATACTCCACCAGAGTATGAATATCTAGGCAATACAGTAACACCATATGAAACAACCGGCCCAATACATACTACATTGGTGCCATCATAATAAAATAAATCATCAGCCATATCTATATTATGTATTCCATCGGCCCAATAACCTGAGTATTTCCATTCTCTTTTAATTCTTAATCTTAATGTACCATCTACTTCTACATGCTCAAAAGTTCTTAATTCAGGAACTAATAACATATTAGGAACTAGCCCGTTCAAACTCTTAGTCGCTGTATTTTGTAGTATATGAACAGCATTTTTGGGGTAACTGTTGATAGTATGCGATATCGAAGAGTGAACTCCTACTGGAATATATCCATCAATAGATTTGATGTTATAAATGATACCATCCCTTATATTTGAATCAGAATTATGAGATGATTCATCTAGAGTTGTTCCTTTTATATAATCTAATAAACTTGTATTAGCTAAATGATTTTCTCCGAATTTCCACATTATATTAACCTCGTTGGTGCATGTTCTTCTGTTTTATTGTATATGTTATTTATTAATGTTTCTCGTGCTACACTATTTCCACTCCCAAGAAGATGACTATCTAAATATTGTTTTAGTCCCCATGCTGCTATATTACTATAATGAAGCATATAATATTTTTCTATTATTACTATAATAACAGATATATATTCTAAATCACCTGTATACTTAATATATGTAGGATAGATTTCTATTTCATTATCATCTGGATCTACATTACTATTTAATGCATATGCTGTATATATCTTTTCATGTTTGTATATAATAGGATATATATCAATGTCTTTTCTTATATTTAGTTGTATAGTTCTATAATTTTTATATGGAAGTAAGTGTTCCGCCGACTGTGTTTCATTACTAATAAACTTAGAATTACCTTCCATGATGCCAATTAAGTCTTCTATTCCATAGTCTATTAGTTCTGTTTGATTATCATCTACAAAAATGCTTTTTTCAGATATAACAATTTGTTTATCATAAATATTATCAACTGAGATTTCAACTCCCTTAATTAATGCTGGTTCTATTAAAGATCTTAATTCAGTAGATATTCCATAAATAAGATTCTTTTCATTACTACCTATGTTTGTATTTTTTAGTTGTTTTACATAAGGTATAAAGTTATCTATTGATTCATTGTATTTACGTTCTAGGTTAAGGAGTGCCGCGATATCATCTATCTCTGAATATATCTTATCAGTAACATGTGTATCTTTTATATTAACTCCATTTAATGTTAAAGTGGTGTAATCATCTAACCAGTATAAATAGTTATTATCCTTGAAGTAATTATCATAATGATAGTTTATATAACTATATGTTGTATTATCTTTTAATATTATTCTATTATTATTGTCAAACGATAACGTTCCACTTATAGCACCAAGAGATTTAATTGGGTTTTTATATAAGGAGGGTACATATTCTACAGTAGAGGAAATGGCGCCGCTTACATCCATAACATCTAATATTATTGCAATATCTTCACTATCTAATGTGTAAGAATATTCTGGAGACTTAAATCCATAGCTAGCACTATCATTATAATGGTGCCATACATTAGTGTCAGTAAATAATGCAGATGCAGTATTAACTGTAGTTATGTTGTTAGTAGTCATATATCTATCTTCAGATAAAGTTACAACTCTAAATCTATATTTATATATTCTATTGGCTCTTGCGTCAACTTTAAATAATCCCTTAAATTCTATATTTTTAGTAGATACATTATAATGTATATCTACTTCTAATGGACAGAAAGAACTTGATGTATTAATATATTGTACTAGGTCAGTTAATTCATTTTCTTTATGATAAATATATAATTCATCATCGCCATTAATATATAATAATTTATTCCTATCATCAACCAATAATGAGTTTATATTGCCGATTGAAGTAGTACCATTTGTTAAGATATATTCAACAGTTTCAAACATTTGAATATCACCTCTATAGAATGCATTTATATCATGACTACTATATACAGTTTTAATAAGTACATCATCGCCAGATTCAGCCCTATAACTCCATGATATATGTTGTATAGTTTTATCTGGCATAACTTCTTGATATGAATAATCGTTAATTTCAGTATCTAATGCAGAATAATTATTAGCAATAGATATAGTTACACCTGTTATGTCTAAAGATGTAGATGTTGTATACCCTGCCATATAATAAAATGATTTAGTTAATCTTTGTATTCCAGGAATATAAAATCCAACTTCTTCTGATATATGATTACCATAATAGTCTAATCCATACAATGTTATGATAGTAGGATTACCATTATTATCTACAAGCATGCCATCTTTAGAGAGGGTTATATATGTCGGCGACTCTATACTACCACTATATCTATCATCTATAATACCTTCTCTTAGTAGTGTACTTGTACTAAGTAGTTCCTTATATGTATATGTAATTCCTTCAAGACTAATTCTATTAGGTATAGATTGTTTAATAAATGCAGAATCATTGCCTATAAATTCTGTTAATGCAATTCCATCACCAAGCAGAGTATTTGGTTCTGCTATTTTTTCAGTATGATAAACTCCATTTTGATATGGGGGATATGTATCCACCTTTAATGCATCAATAGAGGCCTGTACTGCATCACTAGTGTTTTCTAATTCAGAATTAATTGAATTAATCATAGAAAACGAATTACTGAACTTATTAGTTCTTGCTATATTACTAGACGGAAGCTTATTGGCTATCCTTTGTGATCTGTTGGAATACGTAAACATTATTTAATCCTTAGACTATTAAATGTAAATTTTTCATATGGCAATATTGTGTTTACTGTTTTAAGTGTTTTAACTCTATCATATCCATAAGCGGTTTCAGAATATGCTTCTGCGAATAAAGAGGAACCAGCTTTTAGTTGAATATAAGAACTTCCGTTTGATAACATAATACTGTGTAGTGTTGCTAATGACAAACTCTCACCAATGTCTAAATTATTAATGTAGTCTTCTGCTATTTGAGATAATAAATTCTGTGCACTATTTGTATTAATAGCACTAGAAACAATATTACTAGCGTTAACAACAAGATTAACATTAATATATTCTGGTAGTTTGGCTACTATACTTCTGCCGTGAGCGATTACGGATGTAACTGCATATTGAACATCTGATATAAGACTTGATCTTGGATATAGCTCAGAAGCTTTTATATAAACTGTAGTTATTATATCACTTAATATTACAACATCAGATACTCCAGGGACACTTAGTGCGGCAGCTTTTATGGCCGCAAAACTAGCTTTAGCCAATAGTGCTTGGTTAATTTGAATTCTATATCTAAGGCTTTCATCGCTTTCTAATAGGGCCCCATTTGATATTGCATTTGAATTAAATACATATAATATATCAGAATTATAATTGATAGTAGTAAGTGCGCCAGGGCTTACATTATTTTCTTCACCTGCAGTAGTAGCAACAACCCCAACATATACAACATTAGCAGTACTAGTTACGGGATATGTACTGTCTACATAAAAGCTTATGGTATCACCAGCATCGTTTGTGCCACCTATTAGAGTACCCGATGGTATTGATGTTATACTATTGTCGCCAAAGGTAGACCCATCTTTAGTTGCTATTTTAACATTCTTTGCATTAGCATTAATAGCAGCCATTCTGCTTAGTCTATTTTCTTTTGCTAGTACGTCAAGTGCATCTCCAGTGGATGTAGAAAGCATCATGCCTTCTAGTGATTTATTCATATCTTTTCTTTCATCAAATAATGTTTTAGAAAAAGATTCTACTATACCACCAATAACAGAACCTGGTTCAATTAGTGTTAGTTTTGTTTTATTGACAAGTTGGGTTTTTATTGACTCACTTATATCATAAGCCGTTTTTGATGTGAGCATTTAATTAATCTCCGTTGTATGTTAATTTGGTTTCTGGTAATGGAACTCTAATCATTATATTGTCAGTATTTGTTTGATAGCTTGGTGTATATATAAAAGATGCTACCGATCCAGATGTAGTATCAAATATAGCTCTAACTGCGTAATCGTTTTTTATAGTTATGAACTTAATCACTATAGCCACAGACTCTTCTGTCATTTTAAATGCTTGTACATCTAGCTCAGATCTATATATACTGCTATTATTTGATATTGTATCTAATATAGTATTCTTTAAATTCCTCAATAAGTCATTGTCAATAATATTCCCAAGAAAGTCATTGGGGTCAAATACTGTAAGGGGCATAATTGCCGCATCTCCTGGTGGAGTGGATATTATATTCTGTATTAATTGATATATAGCATCTGTATGTAGTGACAATTCAGCATCTCCATTGACTAAAGATAAATCACCATTTATATCTTTTTTTATATCTCTTATTATTGATGTGTACATTATATAAGTCCTAGAATGTCTTGTAGTGTTTCATTTAAAAAATCTAATGTATTTTCCATTGGAAATGAAAAAGTAAACATTGGTATTGGTGTTACTATTGTTGATGCCATAGTTGATGTATTTAATCCATTTATCTGGAATACACCGCCCATTTTTATATTCTCGGGATGTGTTGTAAATATAGTTTTACCAACTATATAATTTCCAGTTTTGCCATCTGATATAATTCTATTATCTGGAGAAGAACCTATGGTAGCTCTGTCACTTTCAATTTCTATGTATGCAATTGTATCATGTTTTAATTTAATTACTTTAGTTTTTTGAGTATCACCCATTAGAGTTCTCCATATAAAATATCTGTACCGGACTTCTGCACCCTATTAGCTGATTCATTTGTTTCTTTTGGTTTAGACATAATAGTAGCAGTGCCATCTGCAGGTTTTCCATTACCAGAATACATAATTCTAATATGATCACCAATTTCTGGCATTCCTAATATCTTTAAGTAGGATAATGGCATATCCATTGGTATCCATTTAGAATTTACCTTTCCGACATCATTGCCATAAACTTTGCCTATAAGCTGTTTATTTTTCTCTGCTTTTACATAAACAGAATCATCAGCATCACTAATGCTAACATCTACAACCTTAGCGTATGTATATTGTATATTCATAGTATCCTATATAATTAATATATATTATAACATCAAACAGTGATGTACCATAATCGATTATACGTCAGCATCCTTCTGTTTGGCTATTCCTAAAATTGAATTTAACGTATTAGATGATATATATTTAATAACATCAACAGCTTCATATACCATTTTAAGCTGGTCTGCTTCAAACTCTGCAAGTGTTCCCATTTTATAGGTATCAAGACCATACATATATGGAATGCCGTGCATTAATAATGGTCTTAAATATATAGAATCTGTGTATTTAGCCATATTAAAAGCAGTAGTTCTAAGACTTATTAGTAATGCGGTCGTTAATATAAATACACCAGCAAATGGTATTAGTGCACCTGTAGCCATGCTACCAAATATAAGACTAGATGCAATAGATATACCTGCGGCACCAGCCATTGCTTTTCTTGGAGAATTTAGAGCCTTGAGTACATTACTATTGTATTTATTACTCATTGCTTCTATTTGTTCTTTTGTAAGAGTACTATTTTCAATAACTTGATTTATTTCATATGACGAAGTAGCGATATCTTCAAAATCACTCATTGTCATACTCGCAGCGGTTGATACGTGCGACGACATAGATGGAACTATACTACTAATCATTCCAGAATACTGTGATATATTAATAATATGATCTTTAACTTCTATATTACCACCCATACCTATTGAAGAATCTACTAGAAAGATTGAATCATAAGGTTTTATATCGGAATTTATTATAATGCCGAATGTTCCTTTATATAACTTTTTGCTTTGCTTCCACAATTCTGCAGTACCATAATCATATGCACCACCAAACGAAATTTTCGTTAACTTACCATTAACAGTAATTTCTGCCTCATGTCCAGTAACTTCAAGTGGGGCATTTGGCGCCAATAACACCTTAGTTCTGACTTCTTCAGCTTTAAGAAATTGATTTAATTTAAGGGATACACTATCGCCACTATCTCCATAATTAACAACAACTCTAGTATAAACATCTTTATAGTCAGCTCTTATTCTATTATAGCATAGATTCTTATGCGATGAAACAAACCACTTTTTCTGAAACTTTCTAACAGTTCTATTCCTTAGATTGGTTAAAAGATCTAATCTATCATTACCTTCAAAATATGTAGCACCAGCAATTAATCTTTCTCTAAATGTAAATGCTCTATTATAATATAGCCCAGTTGGAGGTCCAAAATATAATGTTACCCTATCTTCATATGGCAATACTTTTGCAACATAGCCAGGATATCTATATGTCATTTCATCTATGATTTCCCATGGAGTCTTCGCATTAACATCAAAGTCAGAAAATATTTGGTCAAACCAATCGTTAAATTTAAGAGGATGTTCTGCTAATTGGGAGGAAAGACGATCAAACTCTTCTGTAATTGGAGTAAATAGATTTTGATCTGCATTACTTCTAGTGTATACCCACAGTCTATCTGTTATTCTTCCATCTGCTCTAATTCTCTTAAAATCAGGAGCTAGACCATATTCACCAAAAACAAGACCACCAAGACCAAATCCAAATTTACTATCTGTCATTTGTAAGTTGGAAGATGACATTAATTTCCATTTGCCAAAATGAACCATTTCAGGTTGTGCTAAGGCCCAGTTTAATATCTCCCAAGTACCTGGATTAAAATCTGTAATATCACTATTTTTATTTGGATTTTTTACGTCATATATAGCTTCTACTCCAAATGACTGACATTGCATTTCATATTGCATTCCATCGCCTTCAACTGAAGCTATAAGTCCATTAAACTTAGTAGGTAGTTCTTGTACATCATTACCGTACCCAGCCTTAAACTGTACACGGGTTCCTGGTTTTAATACGATTCCAGTAAGTCTATTTTCTGCAATTGTATTAAGTGTTTCAGTAGGCTTTTTTTCAGTTTTTGGTTTATCTCTATACTTAGCAGAAGTAAATTTCTTAGATACATCTATAAATTTTACCATCAACAAATCGGCAGGCTGATCGGCATGTTCTATAAAATCTATTTCTGCAACAGCGTTCAATCCAAACATTTCATTTAAATCATGTCGCATCCATGCAAACATTTCTTCATCATCGTCTTCAAGAATATAGACCTTAAATGCTGGAAATGCATTTAGTAGAGTAAGTCTGTCTCTCACACCGTTATCTATTGCTATGTTGTACTGTCCGACAACTTCCGAATCCTTTCTCTTTGATTCTATTTCTAATTGCTCCGCTTCAGATAATTCTTGCTTTTCTCCAAATATAATTGCAGTGGTTATTGCCTTGTGATCCGAACTCGTAGTTTCAGTATATGTCTCGGTTGAATATGCACCTTTTGATATTAGTATATTATCAAAACTTGCCGTGTCTGCATTTTTACTGCTATAATAAGTATTTTCTACAACTGCTTGACTAAAGCCAGAATATTCACTAGCAACTACATTATTGAAGTCTCCAAGAACTATTATTAAGTCTGAATTAAAATTTAGTTGTATTTGATTTCTAATATCGGCCAACATAAAATTAGCATTACTAACATCTTGACCACTTGGAAAATGCACCCCAACAATAGATATTTTTTTATTACTCTTTGTAGTTACTATTGCGTGTATTGCATCTCTATTACCATGATATTTAATTGGGTCTTCTATCTCTATAGACTCAAATGAATCATTTTTGATAAACATAGATGTTCCCCATTTCTTAAACTCATTGGTAACATATTCTCCATATGATCCTTCTATTTTTATAATTTCAAATTTTCCATTATCAAGTTCGTCAATATTCATATTATATATTTCATTGAATACAACTATAGAGTTGTGTAATAACAATTCCTCAGCATATAATAAATCCTCAGGATTGGTACCAAATTTTACATTCCATGTTGCAATGCGTGCAATCATACTGTCTGAATCTGCCAACTGATCTATCTCTAGTTTGGTTGATGTATTAGTGTTATTGCCAGGAGTAGCAGAATTAATTGCGTCATCATCTTTTGCGGCCTTATTATCATCTAGGGCTATATTATATGCACTCTTACTATGTCTTAATATTCCTTTCGTATTCTCTAGAATTTTTTTATTTCGTTTTTTTTGTATATCACGATATGCTGATGCATTTCCTATTCCCATATAGTTAGCGCCAGTTATCAGTGATTTAGATGTAGTTTGTTTTACTATATCTTGTTCTTTATTGGAATCTAGTGTTACTTCTTTATATTTATTTGCCTTATCGTTATTTTTACTATTCTTTACCTTTTTAGTGGCTTCAATCTCTTTTTCATTTTGTTCTTTTTCTTTTGCACTAAACTCTGTTTGAATTACAACACTAGATAATATGTCGCTTAATCTTGTATCATCAAATTGTTCTTCGTATTTCTTTAATGCCTTATTATATTGCTCATTATTAAGAACCATATCATTATTGGTATTTTGTGTTTTAAAGTCATAATCATGATATTTGCTTTCTTGATAAAAATAAAAATCAGGATTTAATGTTGGAGGCAAATAAAAGTCACTATATGCACTCTCGGTTATCTGATCTACAAAATCTAATGTAGTCAATCCTAGCTCATTGGGCTTTAACATAGCACCAAGGGACGGCCATGCTTTATATATCTTACCTAAATTAGCTTGGACACCCGACCATAATGCATCTCTGACATCAACTTTGATAACATCCTTACTTCTAAATACAGAAGATAAATCAATATCAACCTTTTTAACAGTACCAGTAAATTTACTTGTAACTATTTTTGTTACACCATATTTATCAAAAAAACTATCCTTATCAGTTATATTTCCAACAGCACTTTCTAATCTTTTTAGCATATCGTCTATAACTGCTTTTCTTGTATTAGTTATATTTTGTGGGTAATTTATTACTGATATTTTATATTTAGCATTACCCTTGATCCCTTTAGTATATATTCCCGTTCCTACATTATTATATGACACAAATCCTTCTATTTCATATGAAGCACTAAGTATTTCTAATTCTAGAGTAGTTCCAGTAAATATCTCATCTATGAATTTGTGAATAATATCACTATCGGTATATCTTTCTGTCATACTAAACATGTTACTAGTATAAAAATGAGTACGCATCTTAGTAATATTAGTTGCTTGTAATAACATAGCCTCACCGCCAGGAATTTCAGGTATAGTTTCTATTCTACTTGAATCAACAGAGAAAAATACACCAGGAGCTATAGTATTAAGAAATGGGTCTTTAATAATAATACCATCCATTAATGATAGATCTTTGTATTTAGAAAGATTATTATGTATTTTGTCTAATATTTGATTGAATTCTAAAATTGAAGATTTAGCTGATTCTAATTGTTCGTCAGCAGACACTATTTTAAGGGCAATAGTATCCTCGCGACCCCCTAGATACTGATGTGTAGCTAGTCTATGTCCCGCTAGTGGTACTCTAGGAATTGTAACATTTCCATTAACTTCATATGAATCTATAATAATATTTTTAACTACATGCTCATTATATGTTCGTAGATAGTATATTGCAGTGAATGCTATATCTGGAAATTCAATATCATAACCCTTATTGGTTTCATCGCCATTGATTGGCGCATAGTCTACTTCTACAATTTCTTTTGATGACTTATTTAATAGTTCTTTTGGTATATCTAATAAGAACAACTTTGCTTCATCAACTCTTCTTATTTTTAGTGCAGGAACAATATTGTGGTTAACATCTTTAAAATAGGATAGCATCTTATTAGCCGCACCTTGATAGTCGCCATCATTAATAAATGAAACAATACCATTAACATTAGATTCGCCCGCACCTCTATTATAGAAATGTGATATTAACGCATTAAACATATTCATTGTTATTGGAGCTGATATACTGTTTTTAACTTGGTAGAATACCTCTTTCTGTATGTGAGTTAATACTTGAATTTCTGCTTCACCTCTTGTCATTGATAATGTAGCTAATTGATATGCCTTATCAATATCTTCAGTTCTAAAAACTATTCCAGCAGCATTATTTTTGTCAGCTCTAATAGATGCCAATTCTTTAATGCTTAATAACTGTTTCCCTTTATTTAATACCTTTTGTACAGATGCCCGAGTTCCATGTCCAATAGAATAATGATCTACGTCTGGATAAGCAAATTCACTATATCCTTCCTTGTCGATAATAAATTTTAATATACTACCACTAAGTACAAACGGATTGGATGTACTTGGATTGCTTATATACCTTTTTACTGCTTCACTAATCTTTTCCGTTTGAAGATCTGTAGCTCTTTCTTTGAATTTATCAATCTTTTCATTTTCTGCTTTATAATATGTTTCATCATAAAATGCAACTTTTTGTACATCACCTGCTTTTGGGTATCCTTTATTGGCTTCAATGGCCATAGCTTTTGCTGGGGACATTATGCCTTTTTTTTCAAACAAACCACTTAATCCATCTCTTTCTATATCGTCATATGTAAATGATATTTCTTTAGGCTCATAAGTATAATATCCAAGAACAATACTATTGCTTGGTTTATTGTATATCTTATACCATTGAGATATCGCATCATAAAGTTTATAATTTAATGCATGAAACTGATTGAATGCTTCAGACTTTTTAATGTCATATGTTAATCCTGGAGTTTTAAAATATCCACTATTGCCACGCTTAAATATAGTATTGTTACTAGATACATTCTCTTCACTTTTATAGTTAAATGTTTCATAGTTCTTAACATACTTTATTGAATCTGCATATGGTAGATAATTAAATAGTAATAGATTTAATGTAAGCCTAGTTGCTCTAGGGGTATTTTGATCCGGCATTATTGCATGACCATTATAGGTAAACATTAATTTATCCTTACTAAGAGATAGTGTATCATAGTTAATCTCTTTAAGTTTGGTTATTAAATGTTTTCTTAGGAATTCGTTCTCCATTTCAAAGAACGGCATATATGTTATTTGAGTAAGAAGTGGCATCATTTTATTAATAATTTCATCTTCCATACTAGTTTGGAAATATGGATTGTCCGTAAATACCAAAGATAATTGTATTGCAACTTCTGTATGGTTAGTATCTATTGATACAGTGTGTTGAGTTCTTAGATTGGGCATATTGATTTTACGTTCTGATATATTAATAGCTATGTTCTCAGGTGGTATTGTTAATAATATATCATTTATTCTAAGAAGGGAGTTGTCGCCCGATTCTCCATGCTTACGCATGATTTTATTGTCTGTTAATTCACTGTATGTTTTATAGCTTTTATAGATGGTATTTGGAGTTTCATTTGGATCTAAATATCTATTTACACTATTTATCCAATAAGCCTCTAAGTCATACTTGTTAGTTAAACTTCCACCGTTTTGTACTTTATCCATTATTAACCACCATAGTTCCAATTATTTTGTTTGTTATCGTCTTGCAATTCAGCTAAATACCTTGAATTGATTGAATTCGATTGATTGATTACATATTGAGATCCGCCACCTCCGACTGCACCTTGTACATCCCCTGCAGACATACCTGGACCTAATTCTCCAGTAAGGGCATATCTTGCACCACCAACTGCCTTACTAACTATTCCTGTTGGAGGATTAATACCATTCTCATATGTTCTTTTATTTTTTATTCTAGATTCTTCTCTAGCTTCTTGATTCTTTATATTATTGTCTGGACTTTGTAATAAAAATGCACCGGCTAATAATGCACTACCTGCAATAAGTAGTCCTTTGTTATCTTTTATCTTCTTAGTGATATTCATTAAAGAATCACCTGAAGATATTGCAATCTCTCTCATTGCTCCTGTACTAGCTCTATTTCTTAATAATTGTTCGGCACCAGGTTCCATAATATTATAGTCTTTTGGTAGGTTGCCAAGAAAGTTATGCAGCGTTGCCGCGCTATCTCTAGTAGTGGCTTTCTTTGTCATTAAATCTACAAGTATAGGATTCTCGGCATAATACTTTCTACCGCCTTTAAGATAATTCTCTATTTCCATATCACTCATTTCTGCCATAATATCGTGACCCTCAAGATTTTTCATGGTAAGATGTTTCTTAAATAGATCTCTAGCTTCTTCTATATTATTTTTCTTAACATCAAATATATTATAAATTTCCTCTAACTGATCTTGTGCAATAGGACTCTTAGAACCAATGGCTCTTTCAGGTAAAGTACTAACATAATGTTCCATAATAGCACTTTTAGTCGAAGCTTTAAAATGTTCTGAGTCTTGAAATACATCTCCTACATAAGGATTAATAGATCTACTATATGGCATTGTCACATTATAAAATTCAGAAATACCCTGTTGAGACACGTTGGCTATTTGATTGGGCACAAGCCCTTTTGTCATATTCTTAAATACATCACCACCTTTAAGACCCCCCTTATTTGATTCAGAAAAGAACTCTAATAATGGAGACTTATAATCTTTCCATTGCCTTGATGTAGCAAGTCTAGCCTCTTCTCTAGATATTGTAATAGCAGACCATGGATCTTTATCTTGATCTAGTAAACCTAAGAATTCCGTAATTTGATTAGCGGCCATCTTATCATTCATTCCTGCTATCCATGTTCTATCATATTTATTAACGCCTGCTATTTTGTTTAGTTGGTCAGCCATATCTTCCATGTCTAACACTTTAGATACAGTAAATGATTCTGCGCCATAATAAGGAGCACGACCGCCTGCTTCAAATAGTCCCTTTTTAATTAACTTTTGTCTAGTTTGATTATTAAATTCAGACAATTGTTCTGAGGACAAATTGCTTATTCCAGTACTTTCTTTATAACTAGCAAGTTCTGTTTTATACATATCTGTATATGCTAATTTTTCATCTATAACAGCACTATTATATCCAGTAAAGGATTTAGTTTTTAATTCCTCAATACTAACACCATATCTTTCTGCTAGCATACTTTGTACTTTGCCACCGTGTTTTTTATCAAGAGATTCTAACATCTGTATATCAAATCCCTGAGGACCAACATATACTCTAGAAGAACTATTTGGATGTAAGTGATCTATTTTAAAGGCTGCTTGTTCTATAAGTCCAACAGCAAGATTTGCCCTCAATGCTTTATTGGCTAATATAGCTTCATGTTTTCCAGCTCTAAGGTTTTGTATAAAATCTTTATTAGCAGCATTATATTCGCCAAGAATATCTATAGAACCTTCAAGATCATATTGATTAGTTGCACTAGTATATTTACTATCAAATAAAGCTAATGGTATATTGCGATAATTATTACTTTGTCCACTACCAAGATCTATGTAAAATACAGTATCTTTTGCAACACTCTTATTTAATAATTTATTATCAAGACCTTGATTAGCCATATCAGTAGCACGTTTTCTGGCAGCGTCTACATCTCCACCAAAGAATATATTAATATCCTCGTCTACTAAGTTTTCTAATTTAAATCCATAAGATGGACCAGATATATTGTTTGCTATAACTGGTAATATCTGCTGAGTAACATTCTTAATAAAAGCAGTATTTGCTTCAGAGCCTATATTAAGTTCTTTAGCTGCGTCAATAAATCCAGCACTCATTAATCTTCTTTTCTGTATATTATTAATAGATACTTGACCAATTCCTATGCCGTGATTTGCTTGAGTAGTATCTGCCGATATATATGATTCATATAAATTTGCACCACCAAATATACTATCATTAATTGGCTTATTCATTCTTGCAAGAGGTTCATTTTTACGATGTGGCGGAGCCCCAGTAATAAGCAGTTCTAAATCCTTATCAAAACTATTATGGATTTTCATAATCTCTCTATACTGTCTATTATTTTGAGGGCCAGTAAGAATTTTAAACATTTGTTGTTCATTAATATTGTTGTTCATTCCATATATAGTTGCCGCAGCTGACATTTTAGTATTAACTATTCCAGCACCTTCAAGTTTGCCGAATGAACCCCAGAATTTGTTACTCTCAGCAAATTTAAATATAGACTCTCCATGTATCCTAATGCCATCTTCTGTAGCTGTAATTCTTTTTATTATAGTATTAGAATTGATTTCACCTTTACTCATAGGATTGTAAGTTAAGGCTATCTTACCCTTTTTCCTTGTTAATCCAGACATTTGTATGCCTTTTAATGTCATGCCACCTGGTTTAGATACTCTGGCTGCAAAGTCTTTATATACTTGATCTCTGATACCTTCATTGCCTGCCTCACTCATCATGAGAGCTAATTTCCTAGCTGTTTTTCTTTTGCCTTTAACAGACATATATTTTCCACCACTAGATTGTAGCATGGCATCTGCTATCATTAGGTTGGCTTCATGAGTTAATGCAACTCCCTTACCTTTAAAGGATAGTTGTATATTTTTACTAGCATCTTCTATTAAGTCTTGGGCTGCCATGGTCTCGCTCATTAAAAATCCGTCTTTTCCAAGAGTGGTAGTTACGTCGCCGAATGCCCCTGTGCCCATAAGTTTATTAAAATATCCAATGAACTTATCATCAGCATATAAACCCTGTATCTTTTGTAGATTAGTCCCTGCTATATTTGCATTTGGTTTTGCAAATCTAACTGTTCTATTCTGAGTTTGTCTCAGGGGGTTGCCGCCGGCTTTTGTATCCCAAAAATTTGGCCCCAATATTTTAGCCTGTTCCTCATAACTAGATCCTATAATATGCGCTCTTGGATTTATTATTCCACCTATACCCATAACTTCATCTTTTAATAATGCAAAGGGATTAATTTTAAATCCAGCTTTAGCTGCACTAATAGAGTCATATTTTAGGTAATTGTCTGCTAACTGGTTTACATATGCAACCACTGTTTTATTGTGCGCTTTTTCTGTGACAAACTTGTTTTTATTATCAAATAAGATTGGCATAATAACATTAGACCATGTTTTCCTTGATTGACTTCTTGCACTCATGCCCTCATGTAGGTGGGCGGCCATTGATTGCATTGCAGTACCTGCATCTATAGAGGCTTGTTCATATGAACTGACATTGCCATAAATTTTCTTTAATACATTAATCCTTGCCATATTGAAATTCATAGCCTGATCTAACATAGAGAATGCATTTTTGCCACCCATTATTTCTTGAACCTGTGCAGTACCAAAAAACTTAGGTGCATATAAATTACGACCACCAGGCATATTCATTACACCTGCCTTATTAACATACCCACCTAAAGAAACTCTTCTACCACCTAGTGTGGTATTAATATCTACTACCTTTCCACCAATAACATCTATATTAATATGTGTACCCTTTTTACCATGATCATTTACTAATCCAGCTATACCTTCTAAAAAGTTAGTATCCTTATTCATTATAGTCTTTTTTATAATTCCATTAGGATCTAACAATTCAGTAGCTGTAACTGATATCGTTTTCCTTTTATCAAATAAGCCAGACAATGCATTGGAATTAGTAACATATTTCTTTCCTGCATTTTCTACAGATGGTGCCAATATTTTTTCTGATGCATAGGCATTTCGTCTTCTTTGTAATTCTTTATATCCATAATATCCGACGGCACCGGTAACACCAAATGTTCCAACTGAACCTACTATACTACTTCCATCTTGATCGCTAAATAATATTCCCATAATAATACCTTAATTCCATTGACTGCGAGTTATCCAGCCATCTTCTCTCATTTTTCTTTTGATCTCATCTCTATCATTGGTTCTGAGATTGACATATCTTCCTGGATTTATATTTGATGGTAATGCCGAAGAACTTCCGAACATACCGCTATCTACTAATTGTTGATCTATTTGACTAGACATATGCATAAGTGATTGATTATTATTAAACATTGGACCAGCATCCATTCTACTATCTAATACTGCAGATGCCATTTCATCCTTATGCCATAATTCATACTTCCTTACATTTTCACCCATTTTATTAACTACTTTAGTTTTGAATGCATTAAGATTTACACCTGGTGCATATGATACGTGATCATTATCTGGTAGTTCATTAGGTGCAACTTGATAATCTACAGAAGCTCCTATTGATGGACCTGTTGGTGTATAGTTCTCAGGTAATACATTTTTTTGTCTTTTCTTCCATTGTGCCTTTAATACATTCTGTATATCTGGAGATACATATTTAAGTGCATCTGCATCTGGACTGCGTAACATTCCTCTTATATAACTTCTTTTATTCATAGAATAAGCACTTGCCACTTCATTTGCATCCGCATCTACTTTAACATCAAATATTGTTTTCTTAACAGCACTTCTATAATATTTTGCAACTTCTGAAGATCCAGAATCTTCTGCGAATCTAGCTTGTTTCTCTAAATTGTCATTCTTTTTATTTTGTAATGCTTGAAAATACATTTCTGTTTCATACTTCCTAGTAGCAGATCGTGGAATATAAGGGGTCATTGAGAATGTATTAATTGTTTTATTTAATGATGGGATAACGTAATCACTTATAGGACTACTCCAATCTTTAAATGTTGAATCTAATACCATCTTATCTCTATATTCGGTTGCAGCATCTACAGGTCCAGCAAACTTATGGACTGGAGATATGGGATATAAGTTTTCTGTAGGGAGAGCGCGCCCTATTTTCTTCATAGCTAAATAATATGCTCCTAATGGACCTCTACCATTATCAAACTGTTTACCTTCTCTTATAATATCGCGTTGTCTCATTATCTCACCAAGCATATCTATTGCTCCTTGATTAAGGTCTCCTCTTGCTTGTTGGTTTTTAACTGCCATAAGAGTTTGTTCAAACTGAGAACTATCAGGTGATACATCATTTAATATATTTAATCTATGTATTTGGTCATAATTTTCAAAGGCTACACCATCCATTTCTGGGTGTAGTGCCGCATACCCTGTACCAGGGAGTCTTATGTCTCCCATTTGTATTTTGGCATATGGGTCACCAGTTTTAAATTTATCTGGCATCCAAGATGGTTGAGTATTTTGTAGATTACTACTAATATATTCAGTACCATAATCTCTATGGTAATTCATTCTACGATAAGCCTCATTGGCACCAAACATATCACCAAGATCACTATCCCAATATTGTCTATTAACACTAGTAATATCTGCGGATGTTGAATATTGAGCCATTGGTTGGAATGGATGTTTAACTCCAGTCATTTTGCTCATAACAGCTCCACCAAGGAATCCATGAAAACCTGCCGCGTCTTGTAGCGATGCATAAAGATTGTATGCAGAAGACTGTGGTCCACCAGGGGTAACTGGGTCTGGGGAGAATGCCGCAGGATTCACCTCTTCAAATGAACCATAACCACCAGCACTTCCTGGACTTGGGATAGGATTAGGTTCAGAGGTGCCGGAATATCTCCCTTCTGGATGCGCTAATGTAGTAGGTTTCATTAATTGTTTTAATGGATTTAATACTTGTTCTACAAATCCTAAACCATAATCTTGTGGACCCCAATATGCATATGGACGATCTTTATCTAATTTCTTTTCTAATGCATATGGATCAAGCAATCTTTCTAATGGCTGCCTTAGTGGATTATCTATATATTCTTGTGGCATCCTGCCTTTCCAATCAGCTTGAGTAAGTGCCCTAACTGACCAGTGTGGGGCAAACATTTTTGTATCTCCACCTTCAAAGGCTTCTAATCCAAATGTCCAGAATCTACCACGTTTAATTTCTACCTTACGTTTGCCGTCATAGGTATCTCTTAATTCTTTACTACTATCTTTAGAGCCAAGTTTACCAAGAAGAGTAGGTATTGTTGCCGCGACACCTATGGCCGCACCTATCATACCAAACATTCCCTTTCTACCCATCTTAGATAGCTCAAATGCACTACTAAATTTCCTAGCATTTCCACCCATAGATTCCATACTAGTAGCAACAAACTTCTGCCACGGTAAAGCATCTGCTCCACGTACCGCATTATGTTTACCAGCAATATCCATCATAGAACCTAATGTAAGTCCTGCTATTCCAAAGCTAGTTGGGAAAGCTAATGTGGATAACAAAGAAGTAGAACCCGGTGCCTGATATTCTTGAAATTTACTAAGAGTAGTTAATCCAGTAATATCACTAAAAACACCATAGGCCTGTGTGGCATCCTGATAAGCCTTGCCTGCTATTCCCGGTATTCCAGTTCCAGCAACTGTATTATTTAGAAATGGTAGAGTTCTTAATAATGCATTGATACCAAATATGCCTGCAGTAACAGCAGCTATTCTAGGGAAACCGGTTTTAAGATGTTTCTTAGCTATACCAAGCATATCAAGGTTTCGCATATTACTACGACCACCAACGCCAAATATATTCCTAAGACCAAGTTTATTTAATGTACTGCTTCCAGAATCTAAGAATCTAGTTAATCTACCGGATTTACTTGTACCTGCTTCTATTAATGAATTAGTAAATTCAAATGGATCATCTAATAATCTCATCAAGTTTTCAGCTACATTAGTACCATATGCATTAACAGCATTTTTTGTAGCAGCAAATCTCGTCTTACCACCTATAATATAGGCTGGTTGTTTTGCTGTACCTAATCCAAATATACCATGTGAAGACTTAATATATCTAGGAGTAAATGCGGCATCTCTACCATATCTGTCAAGAACTCCATCAAAAGAAGTTCCAGGCATTACTCTACCAAATCCTATAGGAGTTTTACCATCTATGCCACGACCTTGATAAATGGCACCCTTTTTAATAGTAAGTCCTTTGGCGAGTATTTCATCAGACATATTAAGATTTAGTATATTCTCTAAATATCCTCTTTGACCCTCTATCTCAGAACCTGACATAAAGATTTCTTGTTGTCTTAATATTTTAGAACCGAAGATAGTAGATGCAGATATTGCCCTAGGAAACTTTAGTAATACTTCTTCACTGCCGCGTATTGCATTCCACATTACTTCTTGTATAGTGGCAATGCTATTAGCAGATTCTTTTGTCCAACTTCCGTTGAACATAGAATAGCCCTGAAGATATTTAAGGTTTCCCCTTTTAATGCCAGTTCCGGCAATTCCAGCTTTCTGTTGTATTAATTTATCAAATACAAACTTCTTACCAAAATAACCACCAACAACAATAGGGGCCACTCTACCTAAATTCGAAGGGTCCCTATCATCTGTTACATTATATATGTTGGATTTATCTATCATTAGCTCTTATCTAATTGTAATGGAAGTTCTGGAACACGTCCTGTTAATACCATTTCAGCTTGTGCAAACATCGATAATAATTCATTCCATGTTTTTTCTTTCTTTAGTGTATCTATATCTAGGTGGTATGTTGTTGATAATAATGACAATATTATACCTATTAGATCTTGTTCTTGAGTATATCTTGCTATGTTTAAGTGATGTTCTAATTCTTCTAATGAATGTGGCGATGATACAGATAAGATAGCCGAAGATATAGATGAGATGGCGCCCGCCGATATCATGTCTAATAATTCTTCGTATGTAGCAAGACCTTCTTCATTAGGATCTGCACCATTCAAATAAAATAAACCAGCCTTTATATCAACAAATTGTATAACATATTTCTTAAATATAAAGTCTTCTGCATTTGCAACTTGTGTAGGATATGTATTGATGAATTCGCTATATGAAATATGTTCACTTAGTTTCATAGAGCGGAAAATGGCGGATATGCCATCTCCCAACTCTAATAAAAAAACATCCTCATTACCTATTTTAGCTTCTAATATATGAAGCATGATGATTACAGTTTAATGATAGAACGAGCTATATGTTCTTCTGGTAGAAAATTAGAAACCAATCTAATAGCTAAAGCTACTGCATCTATAGTTCCTGCGCCTAATCGTTGTTTTAATTGTTGATCAACCTTAGGATATAATACATGTTTATTAAAGATTTGTTCATTGATTTGTTCTTCTGTTGCATTAGATAAATCACCACCAAATGAATTTAATATAGCTTTCCATTCTGGTCTAGCCATATATCTATAAATATAGGTTTCACTATCATCAATACGGAATACAAATACTTTACCAAAGTACATATCTTTCCAATCTAGAATTTGTTCTTTAGTTACGCCGACTTCTTTATTTAAGAGTTTATAGACTTCTTCCATTTCTTTATTCTCTTCAACCCTAACCCCTTCTTTTACTTCATCTACAATTTCAGTTTCCATTGCTTCTTTAGCTTGATTGTTTTTATCAATTGCATTAAGTTCATCTGCGAATGAATTTGTTTGTTTCTTCATTTTGTTTCTCCTTGCTGTTTGCTTGTTATTAATTATATTACTGTTTTTGCCATAAAGGCGTATGAGTCTTTTATTACTCCTTGTTCTACTGAACGTACCCTAGATAATGCATCTACAAATACGTCTTTAATTATTATTAATTGTTTATCTTCATTATTTAAAATAGATGGTATCCTATCATTAACAGAGAATCTACTATTGTCAACTATTTTTATATCAAATGGTAAAGCAACCATTTCTGGTCTAACTCCATCAAGTATTGAATTATTTGATACATTGGCATCTTGATTATTATAATTTCTATATATATTAAGTTCTTCATTTGTCATAGTTACGAAATTACGTAAAACCCTATCTTGTGAATATGCATTCTTAGATTCTTCACTCGACTTTTCTATTTCTATTGCATTTGGATATATTAATGACGTAAAATAACTATTAGCTAGATAGTTGACTATAAGACGACCGGATACTTGAACTCTACTATTTGATACTGTATCAAAATGCATAGATCTGTATCCAAAGAATGGTATGTGCTGTGAGCTGTATTGAAAATCTATAGATGCTATTTCATTGCTAATATGATCATTGAAATATATTTGTGTTTGTGCACTAGAGTAATATGTTTTATGTTCATAAATCATAAGAAATAATCCTTCATTTTTTTGAATGCAGCATCTGCTATTGTATATTCTGTTTCTAGGAATGATTTAACTAATATGCTTTCATTAATACTTCCTTGTCTCATTGGTAATATAGCAGTGGCAAAATAGTTTACTGAATTTTCTGTTATTAAATCATGTATAGACATTACCTGTCCTTCGTTTACAAATTCTACTCCAAATATTCCAATTCTTGCAGCATCTCCCGCTTCATTTGTAAAGTCTAAAAATATATCTAATGGAGGCAGTTGATCTATTCTTATAGGATTAATACCATTTTCTTTTGAGCGAATTGCCTTAAATACATTGTCTAATATATGAGTTTTAACTACAGTAAATATAGCAGTGCCGGCAACTACTGCCTGTCCCTTCACCATTCCACTTGCCGTATCTCTACCAATAGCCCTAGCATGATCTGTATCCCTATGAATAGAGTAACTAAATGTCTGTATATTATTTATCTCTATTATTTTATTGGCACCATCTGCAAGCCATTTAGTTGGTATAACTGCAGTAATATTAATATCTGCACCAGAAAATGACATTCCTGAAGGCAGAGGTGTAAGTGAATTTTGAATAAAATCATATTTTTCTGTATCATATAACATATTATTACTCTTTTATTATTTATTAGCTATATACTATTTACTAAATATCTCAACTCGAATCAATACAATAAAAGCCCCAATCCATTTACATGAATTGGGGCTTAAGCAAGGAGGGAGTTATATTAATAATGTGACCACAGAGTGATCACAGAATACAATTTAGTTATTTATCTTTCTTCTGATGTAACACCACCAATAGTTACCATTCTTGATAACTCTCTAGCAACAAATGAATATTGTGTATCAAGGCTAATATCTTCTATAGATATTCCACTTCCTTCGTTAAGTATCTCTACTCCGAATAAGCTTTTTCTAGCTTGTTTACCATATTCGTTGTTGTATGCTATGTGAATGTCAAATGGCAATACTTGATCTGCATATTGTGCACTTTTTTTATCTCTAAACTGAGAACTAGTTGAAGTTCCACCAGTTGTATCTTGTCCAGAAATTGCAGCATTAAATGCCGCAAAGGCATCAGTAGTAGTAAGTCCTGTAGAATTAGCATTTAATATACTATCATCAGTAGCGCGAATATCATGTTTACTAATCCACATTTGATCTTTATTAGCTTTATTGGCATATGTCATAAATGCTTCTTTATCAAGGTTAGTAAATGCAAGTTGTCCTGCAATTGCTCGAATGCCTCTTCCGTATGCTATAGGATCTGCAGAACCATTCATCACATGAATTGGTCCCTTAGCCCTACTTGTACTCCAAGAGATACTCTGTAATGTTCCCAACTCAGTCGTTCCAATTGACGCTATAATATCAGCGCCAGAGAATGTTGAATATTTTTCCATTATTTATCTCCTTATTTTTGTAATAATACGTAAGTTGTTATTCTTCTCAATTCACCAGGAACTTTAAGAATTAAACGACACACAGCTCCACCATCAATTCTTTGTTGTGCTGTTTGAACTACAGTAGCAGTTCCAGCAATCAAGTATTGCGATGCACCAGGTGTCTGTAATGCTTTCAATCCACTAATAATGTCTTCTTGTAGATTAGATATTGATGATGGGCTTGTTAGCGAACCTAGATATGGCTCGGCAATAGATCTTACTACATCTATAACTCCTTGAACCACTCTAACAGAAAATCTACTTTTATAATCACTAGTTACTAATGATGCAGTTGGTGAATCTACTACTTTTGTAATTCCATTTTGGTCTACTGAGAAAGCTACTGTTCTTGCTTCTATTAATTGGTCTAAATATTTCTTAGCAAAAGGATATGCCGCGCGAAACGTGCCGCTTGGTAATGCCTTACGCATTAAAGGAACATTCTTTTCATATTTACCTAATAGTCCAGCATAAACTGCAGCACCATCTGTAATCTCTCCGTTTCCAGATACAAATACAGTATTTGATAAGATTGGAGTAGAAACTACATCTATCAAATAACCAATATCCATAGGAAGATTAGTTTGAGCACTTATTAATGCAACACCACCATAAAGGTCGTTAGCTGTTGCAAAAATACCAGGTGATTGACCAACAGAACCGGCAACAAGTTTATTTCCAAGAACTCCGCTTCCAGATCGAGTAATCGTTCCGTCAGCATCTTTAATTGGAAGTTTTCCTAACCATGACATAACCGATGACTTAGAAAGAGATGTAAATGGTTTAAAACCAATACAGCCAGATGTTTCGTTGTCGTTCGCAGAAAGGTCATAACAATATGTTGCTAATTGTTGTGCAAAGTTTATTTCTGAAAATGTTAAATCGTTTTCTAGTGCAGTTTCATAATCTGAACCAGCATTTTGAATTTCATCAAATGTATGCGTTTTTTCTAACCATGCGGCTGCTTCCCATCCATCAATACCTAACTCATATGGAGCAGGAACAGAATCGGCAACAGTTGCACTTGCGTTAGCAAAGACCATGTGTATTTGACCAAGTGTTTCAAATTTATATGCCTTACCAAGATGTGTTAATGCACTTTGTGCGCTGAATACACCTTCATTATCAATTACATTAGGGCTGTCAATATAGACTTCATTAGGAACCACAACATCTACTTGCGCAGATTCTAAATCCCAATATGCTCTTTGAAGTGCCAAATATGTCTGGTTAGGTGTCATGTCAAGACCATCTGCTTTATCAATAAGTCTAGCAATAATTTCAGCATCAACAGCACTTGCTAAATCTGTAATATTTGTGAATGCAGTTAAAGCACCTGTAGTAGCATTAACAGTATGAGATGGATATATTAACTGTTTAGTTGCAACAGTAGTAACATAAGATACTAAATAATATACAGCACCATATTTTACAATTTGTCCAGCTTTAAATGCTGTAGAGGCAAGGTCTGTTTCAAAATATATAGCCAATGCGTCATTAGAAGCTTTTACAGCAGTATGAATTGTTTGTCCAGCTAGTGTAACGAATGAAGCTAATGTAGGCGAACTCGCCCACGATGTTCCAGTATCACCAACAGTTTTAGCAGCAATTTGAGAACCAGATACAGTAACACCAGATGTTCTAGTACCATTAACAAGGTCATATAAAACGACTCCTGTTGTAGCATCATATATTGTAAGCTTGCCATCAGCCATATATACCTTATAGTCAGCAGGATCACCATCAACTATAATTGTATAGCCATTAAAGAAATCTAGAGCAGCAGGTGATGCACCTATTCTGTATAGAGCAACATGTTTAGCTCCAGCCTGTAATGCTTCATACATTCCTTTTAACAAAGTACCAGTTTTGGCATTGTCAGGATCATATAAAGTTTGAGCCTCTTGACTATCAGTGATTAACTTCATGCCATAAGGACCATCAGGAGCTGTACCTAAGATAAGAGTGACATCTCCGGCTACTGTATTAAGAAAGGCGTAGTTGCCATCCTCTTTGTAGACGTAATGACCAGGAAGGTTTGTGAATTCACTCATTTTATTCTCCTTTAAATTAATTAATTATTTATTTATTTGTCAAGACAATGCGATTTGTCGTTTTGTATTATTGTAAAACTTCAGTTGTTATTCTAAGTTGTTCAAGTTTCTTTGTAAATTCTCTTTTAAATTTAGCAGTACGTACGATATATTTCATTGGAGAACCATACCACATAGTACCACCAACCATTCTTGTTATATCTGAATCTCTTTCTATAAACCTTAACATATCTAATCCTTTTTTCTTAAAGACTACATCATATTCATTGAATATATCTTCTAAGAGGAATGCTAATTTATCTGATTCATATTTATTTTTTGACCATGGATTAAATTCTATTACTGTATCAAACACTTGTCTTCTAATCACTATTTTATATCCAGGAAAATTAGGATCTTCTAATTCTTTGTGTTTAGCCCATACGGGAGATCTAAGAGAAGCGGGCGAAAACTTATCGCTACTTACTTGTCCATATGTTCTACTAATGATTTTATGTCTTAGTGCTATTGTTTCAACATCACCTAAGCTCTCATATGCACTTGTAGCATTTAATACTATGTTTGGAAATTCATTTGTATGATTAAAATATTCATTTAAAAATTTGTATACATCTTTAATAAATTCTGGAACATCATATCCAGCAAAATCTCTAGTATCAGTAAAATCTGATGGTAAAGATGGTTCTACTTTTAATATTAGTTCATCTATCATTTTATTACCTTGGCTATTGCTGTTTTGAATTCTCCGCGTCCATTAATTTCACTATGAGTTGGTATTTCTATTATAACAAAATCTTTTAATGGTGTTACTGGATTTATAACATTACCTTCTTCATCTAGTGCTATTGTTACAAATACATCTTCTGATTTAACATCTAGGTCATTATCTAAGTAAAATAAATACTTACTTTCATTATCGACACCAGGTTCTTCAATTTGTAATGAAGCATAATATCTTAACTGAAAAGGTACAACATATGCCCTCACTAAGCTCTCAGAGCACTTATAGCCAGTAATTGTAGTGTTAGGATACCTTTTATCTAAAGGAACCTCTCCAGTCATTGCATACGCGTATGGAGACCTAATTAATTTACCTCTTGAATCTCTTACCAGACTTTGTAATACTATCTGTGTACCTAATGGTCTAACTTCGTCTGTACCATTTATCATGGCAGCAAACTCTTTTCTCATATCTATATCTACAGCAACATCAAAGTTATACATCTACTTCCCTCATAATGCCATTATATACAAGGCTATTAAGCATTCCATCTGATGGATAATATGAGGCATTTATTGCAGGAGCATTAGTACCCCTTGGCCATAGTCTTCCTATGTCGCTAACGAATCTTTGTTTATTTCTGACAAAACCACCGCTACCCATAGAAGCCATAGTAATTTCATATTTTCTTTTCCATTCTTTTATACCACCCATAAGACTATTATAAAGGTCTACTTTATTCTTACTGGTAATTGATAATGAGAAATCGGCTAATTTCTTAGATACTGAATCATGTAATCCACTATTCATATTATTTAATAATAATCCTTCTAATGTATACATAAGAACATATTTTTGCTTTATAAAATTACTCATTTTAGAATCCATTGTGTAGAATCTAAGAAGGTAATCTATATCATTGGAGTAATATTGTATTAATGATGCTATATGTAAATCTGAATGTTTGGATAGGAGGGTTCCGGCCGCCAATCTTACTAACTTACTTGATACATAGTATGGAGTCATTACTGATAAATATGATAATTCAAAATCTACATCTAAGGTCTCTGCATCTATTGACTGTAATGACTTGTCTATTTTAATTGTATATATTTTATTATTTTCATAATTAAGAGTAACGGTAATTATTGAACCAGCATACGCAATAGACGCATCTTGTACTTCACTCTCTGGATAATCACTTAATAAGTCAGCACTGTAAACAGTAACAAAATCTGTAATGGTTACTGATTCGGCTATATCTTTATTAAATGTTATTTTTGCTGCACTACTAATTAAGAATGAATCTTGATTAGGATATGTATTTAATACATAAAATGAAGTATTAACAACTGGTACGTAATCTATATTATTATATATTACATTAGTACCTATTACTGTGTTTAATTCTGTTATTGCAGGAATTTCATCACTACCTAAGTCTTCTCTAAGAGTGGTAAATGACATGTGATATATTGTGCCTAATTGTACGTCGTCAGTATCTGTGATAGTGTCCGATATATATACATCGTATTTAGTAAGTGGTGACAATAATGAATTCGGTGTAAATACCAAATTAACATCATCTACTATAGAAATGGCGCCACCTACAAACACACTACTTTCTTCGTTAATAAAATTGTCAGTAGCAAACCTACCTGTATTAGTAGGGACTTTCCCGCTGTCTACCATTCCAACATTTGGATCTATATAAGATACAGTAATAGACCCGCCATCTAAAGATGTTGGGTCTATAATACTGTCAAATGTTACTGTTATTACACTATTAAATGCAACCACAGAGCTATTGTTGTTCGGTATGGTTGATACAATATTCAATTAAGCAACCACTTCTTCTGCATTTACTTCGATTTCTTCATCATCTACTTGCATAAAACCAGATGATTTACCAATAGCACCAATTCTTTTTTCAAAGAGTTTAATAATTGAAGTTCGAGCATCGTCGCCTTTCTCGCTTTCTTTTTCAATCGCTAATTGAAGCAACTTAAGATCTGCTATTCCTTCTTTAAGAGATTTGTTTTCATTGAGTTCTGCAGTACCAACTATTTTTTTGGTTTCGTTAAAATTATTAGCAAGTAGTTTTTCTACTTTTAAGTTAAGCGCCTTTAGGGCTTCTTCTTCTTTTTTCTTCTTTAAATCTTCCGCAGTATTGATTGGTTCTTGTATAAAAGATTGTGGAACAACAGGTGCTGGTTTAGCTTTTTGAATACTTTCAAGAATAATATCAAAATCATTTGTTTGAAGATCTCTTCTTGTTATTCCATTATGTATCTCAATAAGTTGATCCTTAGTTAGTGTTGTTTCATCCAACTCTACAGATGGTGTCAATTTATTAAGAAAAACTTTATTATCTCTAGTAAACCAATAAGGGATTTGAATTTGAGATCCATCTCTTAGGTTTCTATAATATCCTAAACTTATTTTTATCATTATATTCTCCGTTTGCTTGTTGATATATTCCGTATTGCGATATGGAATATATTTGAAAATTTAAACATATCCCACCTAATTAAAGGTGGGATAATAATCTATCTTACTTATAGAGTGATTACTGCTGTACCAGCTTGGTCAGTGATAGGTGTAAAGGTACCACCGCTCATTGTAGGCTGAATACTTGGAGTCATTCTATTAGGCTCAACTTTGATGTATCTCATAACTGCAATAGCATTACCATCATTATAAGGTTGAATCGCATAACGTTCTCTCATTTTGATTTTAGTAATTTCATGCAATCTATCAGGTATCTCTTCCATTGTAGCTTCTTCTTCAACAATTAAAGCACCAAGACTATTCGAATCAACGAAATAGATATCAGTAAGTTTAGTTGTTTTATTATAAGGAACAAATGGAGAAGCAATGATTCTTATAGGTAGACCTAGGTATCCAGGTATTTTTGGAGAACCATTAGGAATATTTTCAAGATTACTCATTGCAGATGCAGGACCTGCACCAGGACCGGCTTGTCCCATAGAACCTTGATTGAAAGGAAATTTGTTTTGTCCAGAACCATTCCAACCATTAAACCATGCACCACCACCGTGCTCTAATGCCATTGTTCGAAGAACAGGGTCACTTAAGAACATAGTATATGTCAATGGGTTAACAATTAATGTGTCTGCAATAAATCCATTTTCTAAAATTGCTGAGTAGGCTGCATAGATATCTTCTAATGTTAAAGAACCATTAGCTGTACCTGTATAGTCATATCCAGTTGTTGTACCAAAAATAGAATCACTAGGACTAACGTTGTTGTGAGTTGTGATACCAACGCTAGAGAGCATTGACCATATTTTTGATTCTTTCAATCTTGCTAACGCTCGTCCCATACCTCTAAGATATACATTAAGCATATCAAAGTTGCTATGTTTGAATAAATCATCAGAAAACTTGATCGCAAGACCAGATTTTCCCATGCTAACAATTTGAGCACCAGGTCCGAAGTTTAGACCAGTTTCTGGATATTCACCAGTTTGACCGATATCTTCAGCAACCATTGCGCCAATGTTAGTAGCGAATGAAATTTGCATACCATTTTGGTAGTTTACTCTCTCTAAAAGATTAGTACCTACAAGCATTGGTTCAATTGCTTCTCTTACAATAGTTTCTACTACTGTAGGGAAGAAGTGTGTTGCATTTTCGTGAGAAAGCGCATCTTTAAGCTCTACTCTATCTACTTCACCTTCTTTGTGGAAAACTCCACTTGATTTAAAGACACTTAAATAATCTTTAAAATCTTTACTATCTTTGAATTTCATTTGGATTCTCCTAGTTTTATTGAACTAATAAATTAATTCTAACGGTTTTAGCTGTTGCAGCAGTTGTTTCGCCAGCCGAATATAAGTTATGTGGTAAACCATCAGTCGCACTACCAGAAGGTATGTTGTATTTTGGTGTAGATGTAATACCTGCATCATAAGTTCTAACCCATTGCAAGAATCCTTGTGGATATTGATCGTTAATGAAGTAAATTCTACCTAATGATTCATTTGCTGCTTTATTTGCCCAAGATATTATTCTGTTAAACTCTACTGTCAATTCTGCATCAGTTACTGTATTTGGTGTATATGATACATAAGCAGAAGCTGCTAATGGATTGAATGATGTAAAGTTTGAATTAGCCGTAAATGTAACTAAGCCATTATTAGAAGGGGTTCCTTCAAATACTGCAAGTCCAGGAAGGGCTATATTTGTTAAATTTGCAACTACAGGTAGCTCAATGAAATATCTAGTTAAGATAGTCACACCGTGTTGTAAGCTCCAGTTGTTGTTTGTAAAGTTTGCAGAACTACCAGCTTGATAGCCATTAAAATATCCAGCACCATTTTGTTTGATGATATTTTGTGGGGCTATACCAAGAGGTGCACTTACAAATGTTAATTGTGTATTTGTTGAATCATAATTGCCAAAGAATGATGCTACTACTGGTTCATTTAATGTTACTGCATCGCCTTGTGCGTTCAATACGCCATTAGCCACATCTACAGAACTATATACGTTAGCGAAAGCCGCTGTACCTGTAATAAATTCAGCCTTTGTATTATATGATGTGCTACTAGATAATGCTACTTCAACGTCTTTGCTTAAACCTGCAAGAACGATGAAACCGTTGTTATCTCGTGCAACTACTTTACCGTATGAGATAACTACATAGTCATCTAACTTGTCGTCATATCTTACTAATGGTAAATAAGAGGCAGCAACATAAAGTTTAGCTACTCTAGTACCTTCAGAAATCTCGACATTAGGTGTTTGGATTCCAAATGGAAGTTTATTTGCTTTAAACATCTGAAAATCTCCTTAAGATTATTGAATAATTAATTTTCTTTTGAACTTTCTATAAGTTCTTTAATTCTTTTTGTAGAATCTATCATATACTTTTCAGCTTGTCCAAAGTTAATATTTAATAGAGTTCTATAGTTGTTTGATTGCTCATCTTTCATTTCTTGAATCTGTTTAGGAGTAAATTTCACTTTATTCTTATTGCTATCAATGTTGATATTGTCATCTTCTAAATTAGAATTTGTGTTTGAATCTAATTTAGTGAAAATAGCAACCATATCTGAATATGTTGATTTTAAAGAATCAAGAGAACGTCCTTTGAATTGTTCGCGTAATGTATCAGAGTCTAGAGAAGGATCTTCTTTAGTTCTAAAAGATAATAATTTTTCAATATAATTATCTTTTAATTCTGAAGCCAACGAATCTGCAGTTTGGACAAGTGCAGAATATTTTGCTTGTTGTACTTTGCTTTCGTATTTAAAATTATCAATTCTAGCCATCATGTCAGCAAGTTCATCTGTAGCAAGAGAAGTAACTAATTCATTTTTGAATTCTTTATCATTCAAAATAGAATCAATTAATTCTTGCGCATCTTCTTTGCTATCTGAGTATTTTTGTACTAAAACAGATAATAGGGCTTTTTCTTTATCTTCTTTTTCATCGGCAAGAGACCATTTTTCGTCAACGAATGTAAATGTTAATTTACTCTCATCTGTATTATCATCTTGTGATAGATTTTTGTCTACATTGTTATTAGTAGCTTCTAATCTTTTGTTAAGAAAATCAAGTAATTCAGCTTTTTCGTCACAGTCTTCTACTTCATTTAAAAGTAAAATAGAGGCATTAACTGCATCTGTACTGTTTGCTAAAACTAAACGCTTTGAGCCTACGAAAGCATCATCATCAAGAGATTTTACTTCATCTAATGTTAATCTAGAATCTTCTGGCATTTTCTCTAATGTTTGACTATATAGAGAGTCACCAAGTTTTTTAAACTCTTTGATTTTCATGAGTGCTCCGTTTGTTTGTTGTTTGTTTATACTGTCATTAAAAGTAAAGTTTACATCACACTGTCCTGCGCATCCTGAGTTAGCTAGGTATTTAATAGCCACATTATCTTTTTTCGCATTGTCTTTCTTGTGGATTTTTAAATAAGAAGTATTTCCAGCATTTTCATCGGCCGGTGCATTTACGTAACTTTTTTCGAAGTATCTTAATTTACCAAATATTATATACGTAGGTCCATGTCCATAATCCTCTCCAGTAGTATGATCACAATCATAGTATGAGTTACCACATTCACTGCATACAATACTGTTTGTATCGTAACCCATAGATATTGTATCATATGTTTTGTTAAGAATTTTAGTAATGGCATCTTCATTAACAATGTTAGATGTTGTTTCTAATCGCCCTAAACCAAGATTACCTTTTGTAAATAATATATTATTGTATTTTCGTAATTTTGTATGTATATTTTTTGTACTAAGAGACATTCCGAGGAAGTCGCTTATTTCTCCGCCTAACATATTGTGTTTAAATGTATCAAAAGTATTAACGTATTTTCCGCCGACAACTCTTCCTATTGCATCTGTATATAAATCGTGATGTGTAAGAACTGGAATATTATATGGATCTGTTAAGCTATCAATGGACTGTTGCATTGAAGCAGGTAAGTATAAATGGAAGTGGGATGTCAATTTCATTGAGTGCGCATCAATCGAATCCACCATTAATCCTTCTAATTGGTCATGATCTCTATAGGTTTTTTGTGTTTCAACAGATTCTAATATATTATCAGTTAATCTATTGGTATCATAATTGCCATAGCCATCAATATTAATCTTTAGGTAATCATAAAATTTCATAACAAGGAATTCCTTTCTTTATTTAACGTAAAAATTATCTGGTTTACAGCTAAATCTTTTACATTAAGAGAATCTTTATCTGTATTTATATCATTAATGATAGAATGAACTTCATCTTTTATCTGAGATATATTATACAAAACTTTAAGTGGCATATCAAGGGATAAAATGTACTCTAGTGTCTTATTGACAACAATATCTGTGCTATTTTCATCTATTTTACTAATAATACCATATAAAGACTCTGGGTCTATTGAAGATTTTGCTTTTGTTGGACCTAAATTAGTCCCGTGTTGATTAGTTGGTTGCTGTTTATTTTGGGCTTCTTTATTAACAGATAGGGACATATCAGCTTCACCCTGTAATTCTATTGTTTTTTTTGTATAAAGTTCAAAGTTGGTTTTAGATCTGTCTTCTTCAGTAAATGGTTTTCTACCCAACTTTTCGCGAAGTTCATCTTCTTGTATTCCATTTTGTTGGAATATTAATTGATAGTGATTTTGTAGTTTAATCATGTTTTCAATATCTACTTCATTCCAAGTAAATTTAACTCTATGTTCATCTGCTAGAACATTTGAATTATATTTCTCAAGTAAGAGTGGATTTATAATAAACATTTCGATTTGCTCTTTTATTTCATTTTGATAGTCTTTAACATCATCTATTAGTATTTTAGATGCATTGTCGGCAGTGGAGCGATTCATGCCCTCCCCCTCTCCCATATCTAGATTAGAGACACCAACAGATGTATATGCTCTTTTCTTAAAGTGTTCTAAATACTTTTCTACATCTAATACAGATCCACTGCCAAGTAGCTCAAATTTATGTCTATGAGAAACAACCAAAGAACCACTAGATGGCATAGATTCTAACTTTTGAGTATATACATCTATTTCATCTTCTCCTGTTATTAGTTGTCCTGCAGGATACTGATCTGTTCCTATTGATACAACTAATAGTGGGAATAAATGTTGTTCTATTAATAGTTCTACATTCTCTTCTATTCTTCTTAGTGCTCTTATATCATCAACTGCAGGTAATAATGCCGGAGGTGCCATATTAAGACCACTTCTTGGATTCATTCTAATGTGCTTAATTTCACTAGTATTAAATTCTCTAAACCTACCATCTGGTAATATTTGCATATACTTAATAATATGACCATCTTTATTAAGTTTAAATCTCATAGTTTCGGGTGCTATTAATGTGTAGCCTATAATCTTTTTAACGGGTTTGCCAATGACTCCATTTAATGCGCCATTGGGTATAATAGAAGATTTATGTTCTCTAACATAGGCATTATTAAATCTAATTGTATCTCCAACAAGATTCTTAAAGAATAGTGTCATTGATTGTTTCTGTATAATACCTATTTCATTAAATCTTTGTTCAATATACCTTACAGTCTTTCCATTTTCCCCAGTTAATCTCCATCCTTCTTTTGATGCAAGAGCTCTTTTTATTTTAATACTTCTTTTAATGATGCCATCTACATCTTCTGCTTGGGATATATCATATAGATTATACTCTGGTAATTCAAAACCATTATATTCCATATGCATATTTCTAAATCCAAGAGTAGTTTTCATAGATCTTGGTATTACATTAAAGCTGCTAGATAATTCTGGAATAGTAGGAATTATTGCCCCACCCTCTATAGGCAGATTAATTATATTATAATCTTTATTTGTTGATGTTATTATTTCCATTATCCCTTACTCCAATCTTTAATATCAAAAATAGATTTTAGTCCATCCATGTTAGGTATACATTTTGAAGAAGAAACATTACCCACAAAAAATGCTACTTGGTTATTTATATTTACTACTTTAAGTGATTTCATGTTTTTTTTGTAATTGTTAATTAAATCCATATCAATAATATTTGTTTTATCAAGCTTCAATATATCATCTATAAAGCCATTAGTCAATGCTTGATCTACTGGACCGTCGACGAAATTATCATCAATGGTTGGATCAATTGGTTTTCCAGACCCCTTACCACAATCACATTGTGTCCATTTATCCTCTGATTTAATATATATATGTGTACCTAATTTGCCGTTTTCACATGTACAGCTTTTTGTATCTCCATCATTATAACCGTCGTTTCCATCTTCATTTCCATCATGATCTTTATCGTCGCCAGTTGGATCTATATTATCTTCATTACCTAATATAGTATCTATTAGGTCATCTGCTATTATATTAATCCAAGGCTGTTCAACATATGCGGCAACTGCGCATACATTCTTATCTATGGATCTATCATTGCTTACATATCTTTGAATCTCCAAGAACATAAATAACAAAGAATTATAAAATTTAATAATATCCAATATATCCATTTTATTATATCCATCAACAAGACCTAATTGTTTTGATATTCCTAAATCAATAGGAATCCCCGTTTCGGCTTTAGTCCATTGTTTTACTGCCTCTGTAAGATTTTTGATTATAGTTTCAACCTTTATTCTATAACTTTGTAGTGTAGATATAATAACTGATGTATAGTCTGGCATTTGTATATCTGGTACTTCATAATCTATGGTATTCTTATTACTATTATCTCTATTGGTGATAGTGCCGCCAGTATCGTTCCATCCGTCTATTATAGCATTTAATCCTTCAGTAGCCTTCCTTGCCTCATTATTTAAATGATTAACTGTACAATCTATAAGATTAGTAATAGTATATAATACCTGCATTGCTTGATCTAATAATATTTTAGTAAAGGCTTGCAATGTTATCTCCATTCCTATAGATAGAGAACCAGTAAGGTCTAATGAGGGTATGCCTAATTCTGCTATTTTACTTATCATTTCTATGGCTTGATTAATCATTGCTCTTATGGAAGCAATTATTAAAGCTATCTCTGGTAGACATCTTTTATTGTCCCATGCAGATTGTATTGCACATAAATGTCTAGAGAAAGACATGCCGGTTATTGCGTTGAGTTTTGCATTAATCATATTACGTAAGGCATTAATTGCATCAATAATAGACATGTCTACCCAATTATTAAACCATTGATGTTTATCGAATGTTACATCCCATGACTTTCCAATAGCACTTAATGAGTCAAAGAAACATGGAATACATTCTTCTATTATATTATTAATGGTATTTAATCTTTTATCTACTGTATTTATTCCATCGCTCCATGGTGATATATTTTCATTAATATTTCTTAATATAGTATTGTCTGGAGGATTAGTATCTCCCCCTTTGCCTACTATTTTCATAATAGTGCTATTATTATTATTAATTTTTGCTATTTCATTAAGACAAAGTGCTGCTTTATATAAGTTACTAGGTGGGTGCGGGAGCTTTGATACAAATGCTTCAATTGCTTGATTAATTTGACCAGTACCACCATTCTTGGCTTTGTTGTATGCGGCCCTAGTTGATTCATCTAATAGTTTAATTTGTATAGATATATATTCTTTAGGCTGTAATATCAATTTATCTATTGGTAATACTGCTCTTCTAATTGATATAGGAATCGAGGATATAGATACAGTTTCACCAGCAATCTCTGCCCTTTTAGTATGTAAATCTACAAGTGTTTCATATTCCTTAACAATCATTTTATTAAGGTCGCGAACATTTCTTAAGTCGGTGAGTTTCTGTGGAGCCTTTTCTGCTGATTCTAACTCGCCAATAGCAGGAACTGAATTGTTGTATACTTTTGGCTCGTCTCGTTTGGCATTAAGTTTTATTTTAAATTTATTCATTATGGTGTACCTATAAGTCTATATGTTGAGTTTAAAAGCATATTTGCCAGAACGTATTTTTCTAAAGCCTTTCCAAATATTTTAATAGACATACTATCATTATATGATTTTTTTGAGACAACATCAAAATCAAAAGATATAGTAGATTGAGGAAAGTAATTTACAAAAATTACACCTGATGGATAAACAGAAGAATTAATGGCTATAGTCACAGCAGTATTCCATGCAGTCTTCCATATTGTGAGATTTTTTATTAAAATAGTAGATAAATCATTCATAAATAAATCTAATATTGGATATTTAATATTAGACTTAATAGATTCCATTGCAGTATTAATATTACACATTTCTTGTAACTTTATCTCTTGTGGTATATAATCATCGATTAATGAACATAAATTAACCATTGATAATGAATATCGGTCGGCTTCATCTATCTTTTTCCACCCACTTTCATCTGGAATTTCTTCATTATAATAATCTAGCATTCTCATTATGAATTTCCTGCATAATTAGCATCACCCGTTTCATCTGTTCCTGAATCTACATCAAATGGAACATATATTAATTTAGATGAATATTGTTCATTGATAGATGGTACACTTACTCTTGATATCATACCATCATCTTTCTCTGGATCTCTATGTGATAATGCATCTGTATATGTGCTTGATGTTGATACATATGCTTCTGCATCTTTGTAATCATCATCTTCCATATGCTTTGTCCATGGTTCTATTGTTATAGTAGCAAGTGTAGATGCTGGGGAGGTGTTTGCGCCCATATTTCCTATATGCATATGACTATTAAATTCTTCTGCATGTTGATCTAGTATATTTGTCATCTCTTCGTGTATATCCTTTTCCCATTTAGCACTATCTATTCTACTTCTAAAATCTGCAACAATCATAGGATATAGCATTAGATATAGTTGTATTAATTGATCTTCAGTTATCTGTATTGGAGATAAGTTAATTGTTTGTAGTTTTTGTGGATCCATAGACACATAATCGCTCCACATCCCAATAGAACTTTTATTGCTAGATAATATATCCATTAGTTTAGTTTCCTATAATGTATATTGTCATTTGATAATTTTATATCAGAAGAATAAATTGAAACATAATCAAAATCACCAATACATGCACTAGTATGTACTGTTTTATCATTAAATAAATATACAGAACTAGTAGTTAATATTGGAGTTAAAGTACCTACCCCTACACCCTGCATTATAACGCTATTTAAAGTACAAAGAATTGTACCAGTATCACTTATATGTATTCCTAGAATGTACTCCGTAGAATAACTTCTTATAAAATCGGAACTTGTCCATACATATGAACCAATTGTTATTTCTAATTCTGAAGTTGCAGTAAATGCTATTTTAAGATTACCAGATTCAAATAGTGTTTTACTGGCAGGTGATGTAAAGTAGCCCTTGATAAACAACCCAAGAGATGTCATCACTGGCATATTAGACACTAATGCACCTTCGTCACTGTTGCTTATAGATATATAGCTATTATCATTCAATAGATTGGAAGAATATGTTCCTATTAATGAAACTACTTGAGCACCTTTTCTGTATGAATATGTGTAATTATTAAAATCCAAAAATAACTGCAAATCAGTAGTATCTGTTATTGAAACATCGTATTTAAAGTCTATATTAGTAGACAATACGTCTATATCATTACCTGCAGATATAACTTCTAATTTTATCTTATATGTCCCACCTACAGGTATAACGGCATCTATAGAAGCGTCTATTGAGCCAGATAGTCCATTGTGTGTTTTTGACCATGCATTATTTATATATTCATATATTGATATACTAGTATCTGTGGGCGCGATCGTTACAAGGTGTATATTATATATAAAGTTATCTTCATCATTTGTTATTAATACCTCTACTGTATCTGTACCATCATCCATTAAGTTAAATGGCATTATATCAAATGGCTCCCAATCATTTAACGATTGATTCATTATGTCTAATTTCATATATTTTTTCTCCTTGTTGATTTATTTCTATTAACCATTTGGCTTCTTGTGCCAGTATTTCTAATTATCATTGATTTGCCTCTTTTATACATATTTTGATTGATAGATATACCATGTGCTATTTCATATTCTTCTCTTTCCATTGCTTTATCTCTTTCTAACATATCGTCTATCGGAGACGTTGCATGATGTTTGCTGGATCCATATAATGGAGAATTGTTTACAATATTTAAACCAGTTGCTGAATGACTCATTAGTGGTTTAATCAATGAAGAATATTCCATATGGAATGCAAATAATCCTAACATAACAGCATCCAACATATGATCTCCAACCTTTGGATCTTTACCATATACAGGTACTCCAGATGGAGTGAATTTTTCTATAATATATCCAGAAAGTTGATCTATTAGTAATTGGTCATTAATACTTATGTCTATGAATTCATTTTCAAATATTCTAACTGCATTATTAACCATATAAGATTTAGTTTGTTTCTTTACTCTCTCTTTAGTCCATGGATCTATTACTTCTATCGAAGAAGAATAGTTTATTGATTTTGCATGTATTAACTTTCTTGATTGGGAGTTAGGGGCTGAATAGAGTCCTATCTCATGTAATCTTTCTATTTGTGCAGAACCATGTCCATAATCTGCATATATAAAGTCGCACTTCCATTTATTGTTTAATTTAACAATATCTGCTACAGCCTTTGTTTGAGTCCATCCGGCTATATGTACTGAACTTTTATCTACTACTTTATATCGTTTATCTTTAATATTATACCCAATAATAACTATTTGAGTTCCGTTCTCTGCATCATTCCAATCAACACCCATGGCATATAGCCAATCGGGCTGTTCTATTTGTTCTGCATATGCATAATCTTTTTGTGCGGCCTTTACAAACTGTGCCTGGAATACTGTCTCTCCATCATCTGAAAATGCAGCTAAAACTTCATGGTTATAACCTGATATTGTAAGCTGATTCCTAAAGTCAGTTTCCATTTGTAATGACCATTCTGGATGAAATTTATCTGTTGGGAAATAAAATCCAACAAATGTTTTATCGTGAACACGATCATAGAAATAGTCTTTATGGCCCTTAGGTGTAGAAGATACCCATAGCTCCACATCTTGATGTTCATTTATAAGAGCAATTACTGCATCTGTATCTTCACTAGTTAAGAATGAAGCTTCATCTAGTACAAGGAAATCAGCCGCGCTACCACGTACAGCAGACGATCCAGATACATAACCAGTTATAGTAACACCATTATTTAATTCTAGTGATGTAATAGGAGATTTTCTAGTAGGAACTTTACGTTTTGATTTAGCTTCCCTGCCACACATATTCAATAATTCATCATTACCATCTATAAGTTCTTCTATCATCTTAAAGATAACGTTAACTTGAGATTGGTTAGGAGTAAAAATTACTATATTATAAGTACCTTTTTCTTTAGTTGGCTTCCAAGTAAAAGCTCTATGAACTATACGAACAGATAAACTAGCACTTTTACCAATACGACGTCCGGCTCTAGTAACAATACGTTTACTAATACTGCGAACCATCTGTCCTTGATAAGGGAATCCATTTTTAGAAGTTCTAGGCTCCCACCCACCATAATTAACATATAAATTATTCTTAGCCCATGTAACAGGATCATAATATTCTACAATCTCCATTATCTCTTCTTCAGAGAGTACAGCTCTAAGCTGTTTTGGTATTAGTTTCTTATAGTAATCTTCAATAGGATCAAACATAAATGCAGGATCCATTGCCATGGCTTCTGATATATATATCTCTCTATCTTTTTTGGCTACTTCTATTTGCTCTATAATGCGTTTTCTAATTTCTTCTTCATTAGGAGGGACTCTTTCAAATCCATCACGGCTAACTTTATTATCGTCGAAAAGTTTTTGTTCATGACGCTTATAGAAATGCTTATACGGATTACCTATAAATTCATCGTCACTATTTAATATTACTTTTTCTTCACTCATTTGAGCACTTCTTGTCTTTTAATTAATTTTATTAACATACTAGTTATCAATTCTTTATGTTTATTTAAATATGAATATAATAATAAACTTTCTTTTTTAGCAACTATATACATATTTAAGATATCTTTTGTAGAGAGTGTTTTATTAACTATTCTTCTAAATAATGATTCAACAATTTTCTCTTTTCCAGTAATAGTATAATGACATTGTGTACATAGTGTTATACCATTATCTAAGCGATAAGTCAAGTCTGGAAAATCTATCTTACGCTTAATGTGATGAGCATTAACATTGCCCATTCTTCCGCATAATTGACATTTATATCTATCTCTTTTATAGACTTTAAGTCGCCATGTTTTATATGAGGGACTATTGTAGTCATAATTCTTCTTTTTGGCCTTGCGTATCACTGTAAATTCTTACTTGCTATCTCCGCTAGTTCAGATCTCTGACCGTGTTTTAATGTTATGTGAGCGGATATAGTTTCGTTCTTCATTGCATTGATTAAGTAGTTCAAGCCATTAGACCTACTGTCTAAGTATGGTGTATCTATTTGGTCTAAATCACCTAAGAATATAAGTTTTGCGCCTTCTCCTGCTCTTGTAACTACAGTTTTTATCTCATGAGGAGATGCGTTTTGGCTTTCATCAATAATGAAGAATACACGAGGCAAACTTCTACCTCTAATAAAATTCAATGCCTCTATAGCTATCTTTTCATTAGCCAGTAATGCATCTATCTTCTCTTTTCCACTTTTACCATTATCAGGTGCGGTTTCTCCAATAACCTCTAAATTATCAAAGAATGGTTGTAAATATGGTTTAATCTTTTCTTCCATAGTTCCTGGTAAAAATCCGATCTCTCTTCCCATATCAACTGTGGGTCTTGCTATTAATATTTTTCTATAATCCTTTTTATGATGCAATGCAGCTGCTATTGTTAGAATAGTCTTTCCTGTACCACTATTACCTGTAACTGTTACTAAGGGTATATTGGGATTCGCCAAAGCATCTAAGAGGAATATTTGTTCCGCGTTTCTTGGATTAATACCAAATGCATTATATGAATTTATTAATTTATATTGATTGTCAATTTTATCGTATCTACATAAAGCAGACTGCCTACCTGACTTTAATGTAAAATATTCGTTTGGAATAGGATCTTTTATTTGCTCTAATTCTCCAACAAAACCTTTTGAATATATTTCATCAATTACTTCTGAAGGCAATCCTCTGACTGTTCTATATCCGTTATACGATTTAGAAGATTGAGATAAATTTTCATTCTCATAATCCTGTACAGACACACCAGAAGCCTTTGCGATTGTTCTTAGTGATATATCTTTTGTAACAAGTGTAGAACCAGATAATTTAGCAACATGTAGTATTTTCTCATCATTAGTGAAATCATCTGGAACTTCATAGCCATCAAGAATTAACCAATTATATTCATTTTTATCTACATCTCTAATAAAACTTCTTGCATTAAAATTATTTACCTCTGTTCCATTCTTAAAAGTATCTATTTCTTTTAAAACAGTAAGAGGTATTATTACTTTTGAATCTGGGAAAGCATGGATACTTTCGGGATCGTATAATATAACATTTGTATCAATAACATACGAATTCATATTGTTCTCCATTTGGTTATAGAATAATTAATTTATTAATAAAGAGCATTCATTAACATCTGTGATTCTCTTCCTAGCTCACTTCTCAAATTCATTTGAGATGTTCTTATAGATAACATAGATCTCTGTCTCATTGTTTGTGTCATTTCATTATCTCTAAACATTCCGCCTGTTTCTGGGGTACCGAACCTACGTACTGCTCTTGCTATATTCATAACAGTTGGGGCAAGTTGATAACCTATGTAACCACCGGCTAACATACCAATAGCGCCACCAACGGTCGCGCCAACTCCACCAGCAAAAGAACCAATTGCAGTACCAATAACACCACCGGCCCTAGCACCGACAGTAGCTCCAATTTCACTACCAAGACCTACATAGGCGCCTACAAGACTGCCTTTATCTCTTAGCCCTTGTTCTATGGACATGGTCCCAAACATAAATCCTAATCCAGGAGCAAGATACTTAGAAGAGCCTTTAACTCCATTCAAATATCCTATCTCTCTAGTAGAAGCGCCTATACTTTTTCCATTGATTATATTATTTCTATATTTTAAGGTCCATGTTCCTATATTCATACCAACACGTCTACCTCTATCAAATTTTCTTCCTATTATTCCAGGACCTAAGGATACATAGTCAGTTAGCAATCCTTTAGCATTGCTTTTGACGGATCTTTCTATTGAATTCACTCTAGATCTTTTAGATGCACCTTCTATACTCTTCCATGCACCACCTACCTTTCCTCTGATGCCACCTTGAGTGGCCCATTTACTACCATATTTATCATAAGCATTACTGCCATAATAACCGTATAGTCCAGATGCAATAGGAGCGCCTGCAAGCAGTCCTATACTAGCAACATAAAAAGGCTTACCGGATAATGCTATACTAGTGCGTTCATCTGAATATTCATCGTAATTTGCATAATTCATAACTTACCTATTGCCTAACGTTTTGAATTTTCTACCATTCTTATAATGTGTTTTTCCCTTATATCCCGATACTATAAGATTATTTTTTAGAGCAAAATTTGCCTTAATAGTTGCTCGCACTTCTCTAGCTTTCTTTTTCATGTTATATGCTGTCTTTGCTGTGGATTTTAATCTTCCAGACTCTTTATATAATTGTCCTTTTGCCAGTCCAACATTTTCTCTATATTTACCAATCGCCTTTAGTCCCCTTTTGCCTCCTCCTCTAAAGAATCCAACGGAACCACCTAACATTACACCCTTAAATGCACCAGACAAAACAGTTTCATCATCACTAAAAGCTCCATATACACCACCTGCGGCAACTCCAGTAATAGCTCCACTAGATGCTCCAACCATAGAATTAATAGCATGAGCCGTGGCGGGCATTTTGCCCTTGCCCATTTTGCCAGATAGATAATTCAACATACTACCTTTCTTAGCTTTGCCAAACATATTAACTACATCGTCTGCGCCCATATTTTTAAGACCTCCAAGAATTCTTCCTTTGCCAAAGCGCTCCATTCGTTGAGCAAATCTGGCGGGTCTTCTACTCGCATACATACCAACACCAGCCATAGCTCCCATTAAAAGAGAAGAGCCGTAACCTCCACTTTCGCCTTCTGTTTTATTATAAGCAGCTTTGAATCCGAGAGCTCCTACAGCTCCAGCTCCTGCAAGTGCAGGCATACCAAAACCAAAACTTCCGCGTTTATTTGTATAAGTAGAACCGGCACGATCAGATAATCCAAGTTGTGCCATCCTTTTTTCTGCGAGTCTCTCTGTGGCACTATTGGATGCACTTTTTGCAAGCCTGCCCCACCATCCTTTTGCTTTATTAGCAGTATTCATTACATCATTTGTAACGTTAGCTATATTCATAATACTTCTCCTTATTACATGACATAATGATTTGTCATATGTTTACTCATTTCCAATCCAATGCCTGCAGTAGATACAAACTCATTTTTTCTTTTAAAGAAAGATGCTGTTTGATAGCTATTTGCAGTCTGAAATGTATTAGACGGTTGTATATTAATTCTTTGTAATTTTTCTATGGGTGAATAATCACCATTATAATTATCATCATCAGATGATACTTCTTTTTCATAACTATTAGTGCCCATTGATATCAATGTACTTGCTGCTATTAATCCTGCTACTACTAATGCTCCTTTAGTTATAGAACTCTTAAGGGATTGTAATGCTTCTTTCGAGGAGATAGAAGAAATATGGGGCGGCCTCTCCATTATCTTAAATTTATTTGTTTTTTCTTTCCATATTCTAGATGATATAGTATGATTAGCTTCACTAAAATTCTTTCTCATTGAATCTACTTTATCTTCTAATTCCTGACCAGTTAATCCGTATAAATCGTCTTTTAATGGTATATATAATTTAGCTACTTCATCTTCGTTAAAGTCCGTATATCTTTCAGATATTTGTTTAAATATAACACTTTCGCTACTTGAAGCATTTCTAGGCTCTCCTTTTGGACCTGTATCAAAATACATTAAATCTTTAGAATCATTAATATCTACTATTCTTTCTCTATATGCCATATCTATCATCTGAGATTGTAAGTTGTTTTCCGATATTCTATATGCATCATTTTTAAGACCAGTACCTTTATCAAATTCTGGTGTAGATATATCTTCAAAATACTCTAACATAGCATTAGTTTCTTTTTTAAGATTGGCGTGAGATATCTCGCCACCGGCAGCTATTATATTTATATCACTAACTACTGCTTCTAGAACAGATTGGTTCATAATAACATCCCATCTCGTATGTCCTATTTTTGCAGTATCAATACCAATTAATTCAGCAAGTGTATCTAATTTATGTCCTACATTTATATTATCACCAAACTGTAAAAATTTATTCGCGGCCTCTCCATCTCTTCTTGTTATATTAGCTTGACTAGCCATACCTAACATTATTTTAGATATAGTGAAACTATCTACAATAGCAGCTTTAGTATAAACACCACCCACTTTAGAAGCTAAAGCCATTTCTACATTTTTATTTATCTTAGACCATGCTTCATGATATTTACTAGTTGTTTTCCTTGTAGCATTAGCATCTAATAAGAGTTTACCTGTTCCACCAGTATAAACACTATTTTGTTTCCAATATGCTATTTCTGATACTTCTTTTTTTGTAACACTTCTACTACTAAGGATATCTTCAATCTCTGATATAGACATGCCTATATTTACACCCAAAGGATCCATTCTAGTTTGTAGTTTAATTAATTGTTCATTAATTAACGGATTATTCAATTCCGCATAACTCATTACCTTTCTCATATCAAAAGATAAGTTATGTCCTGTCATTATAGGTGTCTTATCTAATTGTTTGTTTATATCTAATAACAACTCCAAAGGAGATATTTCTTTTTTGATGTTTGGACGCGCAGCCTCCATAAAAGGTTTAGAGAATGATGATGCATTTCTTCTTTCTTCTTTACTTAATTGTAAATATACTTCCCTAGCATCTTCGTCTCCCCACTCAGCAAAAGCTGCAGACCATATACCTTGATCATTCTTAAGACCTGTAGTTTCAACGTCAAATGTAAACATCTTATCCGTATGATGCATAAGATTGTTTAATCCACTCTGAGCCTGCTTAGTGTTAAAGTACTTTTGATATGATATCTTTGTATTAAAATCACCCATTAGTCAAAAAACCCTGATTCATCCATTAATATAATTAAGTCTTGTAAGACTTCTTGACTATCCATATCTAATACATAATGATATATATCATTAAATACCTGTTGGTGTTCTGGATTGTCAAACCTTAATATTCTCATAGCTGGGATTGTCTTATTATTAGTCATAGCTAAAGAGGTCTCTATAAAGTCCTTAATATTATTAATATTATAGTTAGCTACTTCCTCTAAATAATATTCTTTTGGTAGTTTAATCCTATTATTCATTGTTTTTCCCTTTACTCATATCTTCTTTAATTTGGTCCATGATAGCTATCATTTTATTTACTCTTGCTGTTTTAGTATTATCTTCTTCAGAAGCACTTCCATAGTCTTTAATCGCACTTTTTGATTTTCGGGTTGCATTAAGCGATTCTAAAATTTTCATCCTTCTAGTCTTCATTTTTTCTTTTAATCCCCAAGCCCAATGTTCTACTTCTTCTTGTATAATAGTGCCATCGGCGGCAACACTCTCCTTAATTCCATATAATGATGCATTCTTAGGTTCTGCTAATACATTAGTAACTCTAGTTTCCATAATAATAAGTTCACTTAACTCTTGTATTAACATAATCTCACTATGTTCATTAACATCTACATCAAACTCATTGATAAATCTAGTAGTATGATAATTTAATAAATCAGCTTCAACAAGACATGGTTTCCCCAATGGTTCTTTTCCTAGTTCTACATAAGGACAATTTTTAGCGAATGGACATTCAGTACCTTGGCATGTCAAGGGAACCGCGGCATTTACTCCTGTACTCATTTTCTTATAAGACATCATTAACTTTCTAGCTTCTTCTTCTGTTAATACAATATCTCCATATTGTTCTAACTTAGTAGATTCCATATTACTAAAGAATTCATTTCTAGTTAATATTCCTTCACTTGTTAATGATATACCTGTTATATCTGTTAATATAATAGTACCTGTTTCTGTACTTTTTTGTGGCGGGAGCTTTTCTCTTAATTCTTTATTTGTTTCTACTCCTTGCCTCTTTCTTTCTTGCTCTAGTAATTCTATAAAGTCATCTTTTTTAGAGTTTATATCTATTTCTGTATAGTCCATCTTACTTCATCTTTATTATTAGTATAGTTAATAATACTTATTATATATAACTATATCAATTATTATTAAATATGTATGGGATTAAGATGTCTAAGAATGATAATAATAGAGGATAAGATGTGGCGTTTTTGGTTTAAAAATAGATTATGTGATAGGGAAAGAAAGTCCTTCGCCTTTTGTGTATCAAAATGAGACACTTCTATATGAGAGTAAATATATTTTTTTTTAAAAAAATGAGAATAAACGAGAATTGAGAGGATTTAGAGGAGATGGTTAGTGCCCCTACCCATCTGACAGTAGCAAATAGGACGCTTCTTCGTGTAACATGGATGTTCTAAATAAAAACACTCTTGCCAGGGATGTGAGGTAGTGTCACTATAATTGGTAGATACCTTGGATAAAATTCATTGCGAGCCCCTACCGGTTTGCGATTTGGCCAATCTTTAGTATTTATTATTGTATCCATTATAATGATAAGGTTATATACTTAATAACATCATCCTTGAGATAGTGTAGTATAACCATTCTATATTATATGTGTGTAGCAAGCACATAGAGTGAAGTAGCGTATCATTCGTATAGGTGTATTTATACATTGACATAATTAATGTATTGCGTTTGTATATTAACAAGAAAAACATAATATACAGTCACATGTGAGTCTATATGTAGACCATGTGGTTACCATTAATATAGAAAACACATAGCACCTGTGTTACAGAAGGTAGCTTGAGGAAGTAATGTCGCCGAGAAGTGCATAAGCAGGCAGAGAAGGACATAATGATACATATTGTACATAGGGCAGACTAGTGAGATACAGCTAGTATGTTATGTATGATATAGACAGTCATACTACAACAAGTGGCGTGTGCATGGTTCCACATGCAGATGGTTCGAATCCATGAGTATGACCTATATATTGGCTTAATTGACGAAAACAAGCGGTGCTAACTGACGTGTCAGCCGCAAAACAAATAATAATTAAAATTAGTCCTTGAGGCGTGCATCAAGTATTATAGCCGCTGGTTACTAGCATCGGGTACAACCGAATAGCGTAATTATACCAGTGGAGGGAAAAAGATATATGTCGATAGGACGAGGAGACAATATGGCAGGATTCATCAGTTTAAAAAATAACGAAACCGAATATTTATTCGGAAAAAATGGCTCAACATTTAAGTGGATAGGAAAAGAACTATTCCACATTTCAAATGATGAGTCATTTGAAAAAGTATACCTTGTGGGGGACAGGGTATATTTTAGAAGTGAAGGGGAAGAGACGTGGGAGGATTTAGATACTGATTACTAGTTTCATCAGGCCCCTCTTCGGAGGGGTCTTTATTCAACTCGTCTGAGCGAGTATAAACAGATGATTAAGCTCAGAGCGTCCTTTTTAGGGGTCAATTAAAAATTAAAAGGAGAAACTTATGAAACTAAAGTTATTAAGACTCCTATTTATCTTAGCGACGTTCATTGTCGGAGTAATAGGAAGGCAGTATCGTTTCCTATGGCTATATTATTATATAGCCGGTTCCGGCAAGGAACGTATAATGCCAAGAAGGTATTTGGATCCACGGATGATGGCTAAGGCAAGGAGAAACTCTCGCCGAAAAGTCACCACGAATAGTGGTTTCAAATATCTTCTCCACCATACATTGGAGTATGACGGCTCGGGCTTTTGGGGTCGTCCTACCGCCTTTTATATGGTGGGGTGTATGACATACGATATCTCTTTTAAGGGAAACCGTGTGATTGTCAGCGGCACAGATGGCAACTTTCATACATCTGCACTACATGTCAGGATTGTAAAACCATTGGCAAAGATATTTGGAAGTGAGTACTTTCAGGTATCTGGCTTCCCAATGGGTAGTCCTGGCATTTCAAATAAGTTGTGGATGGATTTTGAGGCAGTTGGCGCAAAGCCATTCACAACCGTCATTCATGAAGAATTTACTTCTCATGAATGGCGAAAGATAAATAGGAGGGTGTTTTAATCACCAAGCTCGGTGGTTGTCCGAGCATAAATTGACAACAAATGCAGTGCTTCAAAGGAAGAGTTCGGTACTGCTATTGGCGTATGCCTTTTACCCGAATAGGCTGAGCTCGTGTGTTGTAACACTTAATTTGCAAGGCAGCTTAACAAATCAATATACCATTAAAGTATATGTTGTTGATGACTGAATAACTGCAAACCAATAGGCTGTTGTTACTGCGATAAGAGAAATTCGTATACACATGTGGCTGTGAGGCTGGCGTTTTGTGATGTCGTTTAAATAATCGCGATTTACCACTACAGCGAGAAGGATATTCAGGTTTCGAGACCTGTGTAGTGGCTATTTATTAATTAGATAAAAGGGGATAAATGTTTCACGTATCACCAACGCCAAATATAGACGTTCTTCTGCCATTCAGTTCGGCAGAAGATATAATAGATGGAGAAATCGTTTGGGACGATGACTCTAAAAATATATTTAAAAAATGTGTCTCATTTGGGAAAACTGTAATTGGATGCCTTATGGATGTTCCAATGAATAGCGGATATATATATATCCCAGATGAAGATATAAAAGAATGTGAAATTAGACATTTCTGGAAAGAAGCGTCAGAATTGCATATCCTAAGCTTGTTCTCAAAGGAAGTTAGAATATACAGACCTGTAAAGGTTCTGTGTATAGGAACTTTCAATGTGGAACATATATTCGCCACAGATGGATATCGTAGGCGATATAAAATAAATATTTATTAATTAAACCCATTTAATATGGGAATTTATTCTTTTATCTTCTTAAGGAGGAGATATGTTAGAAGATTTAATCGTAGAAAGTAATAACGAAGAGCTAAATATGGCTCTTCGTTGTGCTATATCTGATATGGAGCTATCTATGTCTGATATAGAATTCGGTATTATGATGGATATTACCGAATAGTAACAGACTGGCACTCACTATAATGGTGAGTGTTAATGTCTGAGAAAAAAGGAGAATCTACTAGCCTTTAAGTAGTAGAAAAAATAAATACTATACAAAGTGTCAAGATGTTCCTTTTAAGGTCAATCGGCTAAGTATAGAAGGAGATATTATGAAAATTAAATTATTTGCACGTTTTAATCGTATAGATGGCGTGCTTGATATTCGTCCAGAAGACGGGCAACTGATTTGGAGACGTGGCAATGGTGACATTGTTACTCTCAGGAAATCAGATGTTGCGGGATTATATTCATTTTTCCCAAAACCTTCAGATGCTAAAAAATTCATCGAAAAGAATTTCGATGATAACGGTATCTATTCCTGTGCCACAACGCATTGAGGGAGGAGATATGTTAAACAGTAAAATATACACTATTACTATCAACATAATCAAGACGATTGTGTTGATAGTAATAAGCATAGCAGTACTCTATGCTATGGTGGTCCGTAGTATAGAACTATGGGAAACAGATCCAATCCCAGTACTTATAGTAGTGGCATTGGCTGTAACGCTATTACTATCACTAGTGATAGTAGAGTGACAGATGGCACCCCAACGTCGTGAGATGCGGGGCAGTAATGTGCGGCGTCAGATCCAAAGTTCTGAGCGGTAGTACGTATTTTAAGTTAATCAATAAATAGGGAATGTACCCTAGTAGCCGTAGTATATGGTGGCTATAAGAAAAAGTTCATATACAGTGATTGGTGTCTACTAAGTGACATAACAGAGCCTTATTGTCAAAATGACAATAGGATTTTTATCAACCCATAAAATAATGGAGATTTATTATGGGACAAAAAACATTTAACTTCTTGATGGATCAAGAAGCTAGCACTTTCATAAGTGCTAATTTGTTGTGGGTTCGATTAGGAGACAGAAGATTAGAAGTCTCCTTCGAATCGGATAATGAGATAATAGTGCCAATAGAGGCACATATAGTCTCTTACAATAGAATTAGACCAATTCCAATTATGGGACAAAAGTCTCGTATATTGAAATTGGTATCTATTCTGAAAGGTGCCGATGGCGATCCTTTCCAGTTGGCTAAATCGATAGCCGATTTTAATATGGCAGAACAGGAGATCCACTTCTTTGTTCCTGCCAAAAATGGCAGGAATTTAAAGTTTGTGGGACAAAAGACAATGTTCCGTCAATCTGGGTACCTAACCCAGAATGAAAAAGTCTGTCAAATAATGATACCCCAAGAGGGGGTGGTGGAAGCAATAAACAATGAGTCAGTAAGCTATGACTCATTAATGGAGTCTTTTAGACCTATGAGTATGGGCAAAAAAGACTGGCTTATTGGTATAAAGGTTATACCAATATTGTCTAATATGTACAATAAAGAATTCTTTTATCTTGGTGGAAGCCCAGATAAAGGACTATGTGTAGTTACACACAACAATAAAATCATTAAGAACACAAAGAGGAAATCCTCTCAGAAAATAGGTAAAATCCTATTGGCTGGGGGGATCCCATTTTCATTTGGGGAGCTCAGTTTTGTTGCAATTGAGTTCCCAAAAGCTATAGATGGTGTTTATGCCATCGTATCAGAAAAAGAGATGGAGATTGCAACAGCTGCCAACGCCTTGCATGGCAGACATTTACAGTCTCGCTCTTTGGGGTTTGGGTTAAAGGGCACTATTGCCACCCCAGAAACAAATATATTAAAAAATGTCTTGGGCAACTATAATGCCGTAATAGACATCAAAGAACTCAATTCTACGTATAACCTAAACTATAAGTTAGGTAATACTGTAGAATTAACAGACCTTATAATACTGTCTACAGATATGGATAGTAATATAAGAGATTCCAAAGTGAATATGCAGGCACTAAGTCGTGCAGGCATATCTCAGACTAAATTATTATACCATTTTATAGATAATATTGATGAGAAAGATCCCCTCAAAATCATACCATCATTTGGTATTTCAAAAATGTTTAATTCTATTGGACATATAGTCCAGTGGGATGATACCCAAAATGGTTATCAAAAAATGGTAAGTTTGATTCAATCAAACTTAGAGTATTGGAAGTTAAATACTCTAAGAAAAGGAATCACTGTTCCTGGAGGGTATTTGTATAATCTCCCCTCCAATGTGCCGTTTGATGGCGCATTATTATCTAATGAGTTTATGATTAAGCATAATCTCACTATTGGTGATTATATTACAGTGCTGATAGCTCCAGCATTGTTTCCTGATAGAGAAGGTAAATCTCCATTCGTCTTCTCTAAAAGAATAGTTGGCAAATTGAAATCACGGTCCATATCGATCTCAATGAAGTCCAATGAATACGGACTGAGAGACTATGATGGTGACAAACTTGTAGTCCTGTCAGGCAGACATGCACTGGACCAAGGTGTATGTAATTTCGACTCTCTTAAAGTGGGGACACCAGCCGAACTTGAGTTACAATATGACTCGATATCGGCTGCTCAGGTCTTCTGTAACGCCAATAGTCTAGTTGGTGTCGCGGATGACACTGCGGGGTCTATGTATTTATATGGACTTAATGACACTGAGTATTTAGGTGCATGCATCCAGGCGCCGGTATACTCCATGAAACATACAATTCGTAAGGGCTACGAATTGGAAGACTTATTGAAATATGGCAAGGAAGCTATACCAAAGGCATTTAATGGCAAAGGTAAGCTAATAAAGCATCCTGATCTGATATGTAGAAAGGAATCAGATACTTTTAATGAAGCATTCAAAATGCAATCAAAAGTATCTAGCTACTTGGCAGACATCTTAGAACTGCTTAATGATGTCACGATTGATAAGTTTAATGTCATTGAGTTTAAAGATATGATGTTATTATGTGACACATATCTAAATGAGGTTGAAGATGACGTCCTTGATGACTTAAAGGATTTAAGTAATCAAATATGGTCTATGGCATTCTCAAAATTGCCAGATGACGATAATGAAACCGACTTCAATATAGTTACGTCGGTTATTGGTGGTATAAGAGCAAGGATAACGCAAGAATTTGGTCCAGAATTCTTGCGTCAATTGGTCGCACTAATGATTGCAACCAATAAAACTGGAAAAATATACTATCCACTATTACTAGGACAAGATGTCCTACGAAAAGTAATAGATGGAAAGGTGGCGAAACATATCGACTATAGCGTTGGTATGGCGAATGAAGTTATAAACAATGGTGAATTAATCACTGTTGATATTTGGAGATCCAGAGTCAATAAGGACGATGTCAAAGAAGTTAGCTGTTCTACAGTTGAGTTTGAAGTTGATGATGTCGTATATGTAGTAGACGGCTTATTGAGACCCATTAATATGGTTCCCGCTAACATTAATGGTACACTCCAAGATGGAGAGTATAGGATTGTTGCCAGTAGGCCGAGATGGAACAAAACTGGGGAAGTTATAGGAACCGGGATAACCCTCACTCTTAGAAGAGTTTAACAGAGTGGCACTCACTATGATGGTGAGTGTTAATGTGCCGTCGCATGGTCACAAGTCCATGGTAGTAGTACATCCAATAATGTCTGAGGAGGATATTATGTTATATGTATTATTAATTAGTTTTATTTGTTTTGCAATAGTTGTCATTTTAGTGGTCCACTATTGTCTCCCAAAGAGGGTGAGCATTTATACCTATAATGGAAAACTACACGCCTATAATACAGTGTGGTTTGATAATGGATATGGTGGAGGCTGCTACGATGACAAAGTATATGCAAAGGGAAGAAATATTATTGAATTATATTTTAATGTTACGTTGTATAGACTGGTAAATAGAATGGGAGGGCATTTTTCAAGTGCCACTAAGATTTGGTGGTACGAGCATCTGTTAGATACAGAATGTAAGATGTTTGAGTTATTAGCAAATGTAATAAAAACATCTATAGATTGAGACTCCGCTCCGCCCCCTCGCTCTGCTCGGCCCTACGGGTAAAGGGCTCCGCAAAGGATGATATGTATTGTATTTAATAAGTAATATGGATTGGCTGTTGATTGCTTAATTGCAATGCAGATATGTGATAAAATATCTGTACTAATTGGAAATGGTGAAGTGTCTCCACACGATTGCTTGGGTTCGAATCCCAGGACAGCCACTCTTTTTTTTATAATTATGGAGGTTAAGTGAGAATTAGTAAAAACATAGACTTAAGATGTAATATTAATAATGGCGCTAATAGGATCTACTATGCTGTTGATTTATATTGTACTATATTTAGTCTTGTTGTTTCTTTAGTTTTTTGGAGACTAGATAAGGATATGCCGCCTTTTCTTGCCTATGTAACATTAGATGGATATGAAATACTAAACAAGAATGAAACTATGTTTAGTATTATAACTATGTTTGCTATAATAATTGATATTGCCAATCGCACATATGAGGTAGGATGGTTTAGTTTTACTCCGTTTTGGGAGGGTAGCAATATCCTCTTGGTGAGTAGCGTTGTTTCAATTGCAATGACTATCATTATGTGTATAATGTGGCTTATAAAGTTTAATAGTTATATGAAAAATACAAAAGATTGAGAAGACGAAGAAAGATATCGCGGCCACATTCCACTAATTAAATAATGTAGTTAATACATATGAAATCACAAATTGTAAAAATGCCAGAGGCTAGAGACCTCAGGGCATTAAAACGGTTAGAATTAGCTCCCTATATATACTCTAGGGAAGCACGTCAAAGTATACCTGAAAAGGAATACGAACGACTTAAAAGATTAAGAGTTAGTAAAATTAAACGTCAATTTAACATTAATGAAGGAGTTGTTGTATGATTTATCCAATTAAACAGATGATTGTAAAAAAAATAGCTACTAATACTAAGAATATTAGAGATAGTATAGTGTCTGAATTTAATATGAGAAAATCTGCCGCAAATGATGCTATACGCGTTGTTCGTAAGCAGTTAGGATTGTACCGGAAAAACTCCGGTAAACATTTAATAGCAAAAACAAAAAAGGAGTCAGCATGACAATCTTAGATTATCTAGTTAAAAACCTTGAGTTCGTCCCTGG